AGTTTCCGGCTCCTAAAAACATAGCAAATAAAGCAAAACCTATAACAATAATATCGGTGGTCTTTTTGCTCATAAATTGTTCCCATCCTTAAAAAATTATTTATTAAAACAACGAGAGATTATATCATTATTTTGGGAAAAGAAAAAGAGGGTGGATTAAAAATGTGCGTCCATGCACATTTTCAATCTTAGAACTTCATTATGTAAAAAGATTGTATTTTAATAGAAAAGACACCATTTTAAGGCGTTTTCTTGACTTGTTTTTCCTACAGTTTTTCTACACCGTAAAAACCTTATATATGAATAGTATAACCTTTTACATTTAATGTCAAGCCTTTTTTATAAAAATATTAAAAATTTTAGCTGAATTTATGTTTTTTTAACATTTTTAAATACAGATTATCCTATATGACTTAAAAATGTCATATTTTGAGCCTAGAAAAGATATAAATAGACCTGCAGAGTGTTAAATATAACTATTTATGATATCCATTGCCTGCCGTTTCTTTTCTTCCTTTTTTGGAGTGATATGCCCTCCATAACGCCTTAGCTGATTAATATCATCATGCCGTGTAAGAAAAAGTAAGTCGACATCAGAAAATCCTGCGTCTTGAAGTAAACTTGTAAATGTGTGCCGATAGCTATGAAGTGTTAATCTCTTTCTTTTTATCCCTAGTCTTTCCATCGTTTTATGAAAGTTATGATTTATAACATCATAATTTAAAGGCTCAGTTCTCTTTTCGGAATAAAAAATAAAACCATTCTTATTTTTATAAGGATTTGTTTTTATAAACTCTAATAACTCTTCCGCTAATTCATTTGAAATAGGACACATATCTTTCCGTTTGGTTTTTGTACATTTTAAATATTTACCTTCAAAGTTATAATTTTTATCAAAATTAAGATAATAACCTTTTAAATTTTGTTTAAGATCATTTATATGTAATGCCATGACTTCACCGATCCGCCCACCTGTAAGGAAAAGTAATTTATTTATGAGTAAAAAAGCCTCATTTTCAAAATAATTTTTTTTCTTATCAAAAATAGTTTGCAGTTCTTGTTCAGTAAAGATTTCTTTTTCATCATTCTTTGCAGAAAATGAAGTAAGCATATCTCCGGTAATCAACTTATCGATAATACCATTTTTATGAGCAAACCTTAAAGCCTGTACTAACGGAGATTTAATTTGAATGATAGAACTGTCTTTTAATTTACCTAAAGCCTTAATCTCTTTTAAAAAATTATCGGCATTTTCCTTTGTTACATCTTTAAGAAGCACATCATCTAAAAGATATGAATAATGCTTTATAGATTTTAGTATTCGGTTAAATCGTTCTTTATACGGTACTTCAGATTTACTATTTTTTAATTGTTTTATGTATGGGCTTTTTTCATAATCCCAAAATAAAAATAAATAGTCTTTAAAGGTGAGAGTATCAAGCATATCCATAACTTCTTGAATTTCAGAATGTTTAGATGTCTTTTTAGGAGTTTCGGTTTGCTTTTGTTCCCGGGCAATAAAAAACTGAGATCCATTCTCTATAAACATCATAGAGTCTTCGGAAGAAGCCCCGGCAAAAAATGAACTCATTACTTTCGTAAATACATCCTTTATGTCCTGTCCGTTTAAAATAGATGCCGTAATAATTTCTTCCAGCTCATTTTTCGCCTTTTCTCTTTGGCCCCTATTAAAAAAACTGTCAACATCATAATACCATTCACGTATAATCTCATCAGCCAGTAAAACATTGCGTGTGCCTGTACTTTTTGCGGTCAGTTTTTTACCTGTAATTCTATCCTTAAATTGAACATAAACAATACCGTCTCGTTTGTAGGTATACCATTTTTTTAAGTTTCGCATACTACTTATACTCCTTGAAAGATAAAAATAGGCCCCTCCCGCTTGCTAACCTCTATCGGCATAAGAGTGCAGAATCTTGAATTTATGAGAATTTAAGATGTTGATAAATTGAATAAGCTATGGTATACTGATTTAGCGGTAAATACTGCAACTACAGGAATTGTCCTAACAAAAATAAGAGAGTTAATAGATAATAGCCAAAATAAAATAAGTTTCTCAAATTCAAAAAATGAAATGAAAAAGTCAATAATTGAGCAAAAAAACCCAAGACCTTTTTTTTATTCTATCGGCAACACAGCAAATAATCTTATCAGCAGTTTTATCTGAAAATTTAATCTTTTCAGTGCCTGTTTTAGGTTTTTTCTTTGACTGGCTAACAAAATTATACGAAAAAAAATCATCGTCATTTAAGTCAACATTCATTTTTTATCCTATGTTTTATTGTAAGATCACTGGATTTAGCAACAGGAAGATGGCTCGCAGTAAAAAATTCATTTGCCTTGCTTAAATACAACTGATTCATTTGACTGATTGCAAACTCTTTAATTGCATCATCACTATATTTTTCCTTAGTCGATATATTTATCCCATATTTAAGAAATGTTTCTGCAATCAATTCTTTACTGTCTACTTCTTCTATGTTAAATTGAATAGAATGTATCACTACGATAGAATTATCTTCGTTATGTTCTATACTTGTATCAATTATTTCATAAATATACATATCCGCATCGGCTAGTTTTTTTAATGAAAAATGCGATTCCATCAATAATATCCCATCAATTACTAAATTATTTTTCATTAAGATATCCTTGCGGTATTCTTGACTTATTTGTATGAAAAAACGAAATAGCTATACCCTTTTGAGTTTCATTATCATAGTACATCTTAAATGCATCAACACTAGGCTTTCTTATCAAATTACTAGCATAGTTTAACACAATATTATAAGCTGTATTTTTATCGAATTTATTATCAGCAACATCAATCAGCCAAGGAAAAATATCTAAGAACCTCAAAAGAGCAATTGCCGGAGCTGAAGGTTTAGTTTTTTTGTTTTTCCATTTTGAAAATGTACGCTGCGGAATATTTAAAGCTCTTTCAATGCCGGCAAAATTCCTCTTTTGCCGTTCTAAACGTGAAAGAATTTCTAAAGATTCCTCAAGGTGTTTTTGCATAAGGGCTTTAGAAATTTTCACATCATTTTCATTAAAAAAATCACCTTCTTCCCCGCAATCATGACAAACATAATTTACTAAAGAAATTTCTCTATCTCCAATTGTCTTTTTAACGAAGCTGTGTTTTAAATTTACCCCTCCGCATACAGGACATTGTTTTTTATTCATATTTTTCCTCCAGTAAATCTTTGAAAGGCATATAAAGTTCATCATCTTTACTATCTGAAAAAGCAGCATGAAAAGACTTTATAATCCATTTTTTTGTTTTATTATTATACATAAAGGCTAAATACCCTTTTTTATTGTTTGTCGTAAACTCATAACTATCAACCTTTATTTCGACTGATTTATTCGGATTATTATCCCACAGTTTCGTATTGACAAACTCCAAATTTTCACAACCGCCGTTGCCGATAAAAGCTACTATCTCAGATATTGTACATAGGTCAAAGAATTCACAAGCCTTATCCAAGTTGCCGTTAAGAACAATAACAGTAGAAGTCTTTTTTTTACAAGCCTTGATAAGCTTCTCTATATCATAATACGGCATTTTTTCCTTTTTTTCAAGTATTTTTATCCTTAAAAGATAAATTTAATGTAGAATTTATAACATCATTTACCAATATTTATGTAGTTAAATCCTGCTTTTTGCCTTATTCGCTATCATATTATTCATTATTTTCGGATATTGGTATTATTTTAATTTTCTCTCTTTTTTCCTGCTTCTCTACTGCATTATAAATATTTATTAACGGAAAAACTATAGAACCGAATCCGGCAGAGGCAAGAATATTAGTTATTGCACTTCTAAGATATGGAAATAGAATTGATGGAATTTGCGTTTTTACAAGCATTTCTTCTTGTTCTGCATTAAAACAATCGTCTACAACAGCAAAAAGTCCCTCTATACCGAATATTCCCGTTGCAAGGTCATTCCCATTATCCGATATTTCTACTTTTGCTTCTATTCCGCCCATATAAAAAGTCTTATCATCTTCAGTATATTTATACGCATCTCTAATAAAAAGGCCGGGGTTAAAATTTTCAATTTTAACAGCATCCATTTTTAACATCACCGAGTTCGTTTTTGTATTAAATTCTATGGTATCAATTTTATAATTTAAAAATTGAAAACCTGATTTTATGCTGCCAGAGCTCTTTCTTCCTTCCATTCATTATCTCCTGTGCACATAAGTCCTGTTTCAAATTTTTCATTTTTTATTTTATGTGTGTATTTCATTTCAGGGTTTACATCTATAAATCTGGTTTTGGAATGGTCAACCTTTGTTGAGTTTTTTAAGTATGAATCATCAATAATAATCTGAGGACATGAAACATCCATATTGCGACTATATTGGACAGCTTCTTCATAGAGAGCCTCATACTCCTCAACAGTCATGTTTTCAAAAACTCTTAATAAATTTTTCAAATCTTCTGTTCCGCGATTCATCTTTTCTTTCCTCACAAAGTTTCACATTTTTAATACAGGACTTCTCAATAACACAAATCTGTATTTGATGAGCAAGCACTGTATAACTACTATATCCATATTCTTGATAGTTATCCGAATTTACCAATGCCCTTATAAAATCAGCTGTCATACATTTTCTAAGTTCAAGATATATACTGATTTCTTCAAAATTCTTATCGGCATTTTTAGATTGTTTATGTAACTCATATGCCGTCTCTCTAAGTTTCCGAAACAATTTTTTATGCTCAGAAGACCCAAGTAAATCTATGAAGTTATCACTTTGAATATCGGCTTGAAAAACTGCCCATTCCGGCTCATGTTTTACCTTTATAACCCAGTTTTTAGCCTCCTTAAAACCGTTTGTAATAGAATTTGTTTCAAAAAAATAAACCCCATCACCAAGCCACAGATTTTGACCTGTCGATATATTTAAACCTTTATTTTGTATACTTTGTACATTCTTTCTAGGTGTACCGTGATATGCACAAAGTTTCATATACCTTTCCATCTCCTTGTTCTAAAAACTATATTACACTAAAAAAACAAATTCTTCAATAGTAAAAATACACTTTTACCTACTTTAAACTGCATAACACTTAATAAGTTATAACTATTTTCATTGTGTTCTTACTCTTTGTTCAAGCCATCATTGCCAAAAAAGAGGGCATACTTGCCCCTTATACATCCTCAAAATATGAACAAAACCGGCATATCTTGCCGATATGCCGTCTTATCCTTACTCCCTAGTAAATACCACATTCTCGGCATATTCTGCCGTACCGTCCTCTTTAACTTTTATAAACATCTTCTTTATAGTAAGCGTCTTTTTATCGGCCGAAAGAGTACCGATTACGGGATTGACGGCCTTTAACCCTGCAGCTCTTTGAGTGTGGTATTTTTTATAAAATTGAAACCATTCGTCAACTTTTTCCATTTTTTTAAAAGATTCAAATGTTTCAACTTTTTTCATATAACCAGCCCAAGCTTCCATTTCCTTTTTTGCATTATTCTTAATTACGGGGTCTGTAGCAGTCTCAAATATGTTTTTGTTGTCTTCATAATTTTCTTTACACATAGCATAAGAGGCTATCCAACATTTTTCCATAGAATAAGATTCTGCATAATCTATATATGGCTTAAAGTCAAAAAGGATTTTACCATCCTCGTTCTTTCTAAAACAGGACATATTATAATACCATTTTTGATAACCCCAGTTTATATGTCCCCAACAATATGTTTTGCAAATATTATTTTCAGGCTCGAAACGTATTTGATATTTTTCTTGTCCTACCTGCCCCGTCCATTTTGAGCCCGAAAATTCATCGGTTATCGGCTCAACCCCTTCGGTTGGTGTTCCGATATCTTCCTTTGTAATTTCTGCAGGAACAGTCAAATTTTGCTCCTTATCTTTTACACTCATATTACACCCTCCAATCAATACCAAAACGATACCTATTAAAAATAATATTTTTTTCATAGTAAAAAATCTCCTTAAAAAGAGTATAAGGGGATTTTCCTTTCCTGTCAAGCCCAAGCTACTGCTCCGTTACTTCCGTTTGATCCGGAACTTCCGGCAATAGCACCAGAAGAATAATGCCCTGGCCCGGCACCAACTCCTCCTTTTCCAGCTGTTCCATTAGAAAGTGAAGCTGCAACATAAGCATTGCCTCCATTACCGCCATCACCGCCATCGCCTGCTTTATTAGGCGCACAAGCACCATCACCGCCGCCGCCGCCATGACCGCCATCCCCTGCTACAACTCTTTCATAATTGATATTTGTAAAGCCCCCGCCTAAAATCGACCAAGCGTGTCCGCCTCTTAATCCAGATTCACCATCAGTGCTGTATCCGCAGTAAAGAAATGTGTTGATAATTGTTCCTCTTACCCCATCTCTGCCTCTTCCGCCTATAGCCGTAACCCTGATGCCTTGCCCTCTACAATATCTAAGGCCCATTACAGATACGCCGTTATTACGGTAGATACTACCAGAATAACTACCGGCACTATTAGGAACGTTGTCCTGCCCTTTAATATATACTTCACAATTATAACAAGTACAATAATAAACCGCTATAACAATCCCCCTATCATTTCTTTTTGCATCAGGAACCCTTATATAAATGTTGTTTAATACTTCATAATCAGAAGAAGAGCCTAAAACACCATACAAACTGCTAGCATTGTTCTTCATATCGTCTATATTAATAGTTATTGTTGCGGCCCCAATTCCTATTACCTCTTTAGTTCCGATATAATGTAAATCTATCGTTTTTTCTGCTGTAAAATTCCCCTTTAAATAAACAAAAGTGTAGGCACCATTATTATGTTGATTTATCCACCTATCAAATTCTTCTTGAGTAGTAATATATTTACTTGCTAATACCTTCATTACAATATCAAGTTTAAAGGTGCTGTTTAAATAATTTATGTTTACAACCTCTTTGGAATATACGGGGTCTTCTACCTCAAATCTACCCGCCCAGTTCCTTAGGGCTATTCTGTTTGCATAAGGGCTGCTGGTCGCTCCGTGTGCATCGACTTGCTGTATATGTGAATTTATTTTTTCATTTAGCTCATCAGCCTTTTCATCCTGCTTAAACATCGCAGTCGCAACGGCTAAAAGCCCTTGTTTTATGCTTTCATATGATACTATTTTACCTCCCAACGGCAGTGCTATATTTTGCTCAGGGCTGTCTACCGGTATTAAAGAACCTTTAAGTCCGTCTCTGTCCTCGCTCATTAAATTTATGTGCTTATGCCAAACAACACCCTCTTTTAAGGTTCCGTCCGACTGGTGTATCTTATAAAGCCTTTCGCTTACTTCGGCTATTGAGCCTATCCTGTAAGTTCTGGTATGCTCATTTGTCCAGCGGTAATTATAGTGTTCGGCTCTGTAAGCTCTGTTATTTAAGGTCTGCTGTTCGGCTTCCAGTCGGGCCTTTTCCATTTCCTCAACAGTTGCTCCCGGCTGATAGTTAGGCTCTACCGTAGGTGCTTTTTGAACCCACTTATTATCTTCTCCAACCGCAGTCGGATTAGAACTGGAATAATTATCAATATCGTTAGGGTCTATTGTATTTCCTACTTTTCCTTCCCAATACTGAACCGCCGTTACAAAACGTATATCATCTTTTGTAATAGGTTGAATTCTAGGAAAATTCCCCGAATCGAGAACGCAATGTACCAACACCTCAGCTATTTTTACCCTCGTTTTAAACACTTCAAGGGTTGATGTGTCTGCTGCCCGTGCGTCCTTTTTTTCGTTTTCAATGGCTCCCGGATACACATAAAACCTTACCGCCTGCATTTGCCTTTTTTTAAACTCTGCAAAAACGGTATCTTCACTGGTATTTCCTATCCTGTAAGAAGCTCTCCATTCGGAAGCATACTCATCCCAGTTAGGGTCTTTTTTCTGATTTGTTTGCTCGCCCTGAATTTGCTCATCATCAAAAGCATTTCCTATATAAATACTTTCAATCCTCCAGCCTTCATTTTCAAAATCTTTGCCTATAGGAATTTGATAGGGCCTATTTTCTACATCAAGTCCGTTACTTATAAAAAGACCCCCGTAATTACTAAAAGCAACTATAGGAAGAGGTCTTAACATCTGATTCCCGTCAGGAATGAGCCCTCCGCCTATTATAAAGTCCTTTCTATCCCTGTCCTGCAAAATATCTCCTAAAGTGCTGTGCGTAAAAGGCAGCGGGCTGTGATAGCCGAAAAACCTATCCGCAAGGATAGAAGCATTAGCCAAAATATTTTTAAACCCAAAATCCATATCCGGAGCTTTCGCAATCTCATACGGATTAACCTTAACCGTACTAATGTTTTGCATTTTTTTGTTTCCCATAATTTTTAACCTCTCTTTGTTTTTATCCCGATACTTATTGTATTAAGGAGTTACAAAATGATAAAAGAATATTTTCTTAACGGACGAAGACAATGGAAGACCTATTGTTCTTCTTGCCATGCCCTTTTAGGGGACACCGCACCGAATGAGGAGCACATCAAAAGAGATGTACTCGCCTCAGGCATTTGCCCACTTTGTAAAGGTAAAATACACGATAAAGAAAAAGATTCTTTAACGGCCCCACGGAAAACGACAGAATAACTTAAAAAGCTTCCAAGCCACAGACCGGCGCAGTTTTTTTTGCATCTTAGGATTATACTCAAGAAAATCCATAAATCGGGATATTGCCATCTTTAAATCTACAAGCTGCCTTGTATGATCCAAAATCAGAACTTTACTGTCATAAGTGAGTTGCAAAAAAGTAAAACTGCCAAACAAATCATTAAAGGTTTCTTCTTCCGGGCAGGGCATCTTGAGCCTATTCATCAAAATTTGAATATCTTCCATTGCCTCAATATATCCTGCCTGTTTTTCGCCCTTGCTGTGTGCTGCCTTAACCGACAGAAATTTCATGTGTTCCGTCAATAAATCATAAACAGAAATCTGCTTATCCATACCTCATCATCTCCTTTACTTACCTTGAGTGTTTTTTAACGCAAGCATAAAAAAAGGCTGTAACACCGTTTTTTCATTAGGGTAAATTTTCCCTATAAGCTCATTTTTACAGTACCTGTTACTATAACAATAGCTCTAAAACAGTATCACAGCCTTCTTTTCAAAGCGCCGCTTTCATCTGCCGTTTTTTAAGGCAGTTAATATTATAAAGATCATTTTTCAAGGCCGATTTTCTTGTCTGACATTAAAATTAATTATATCATACTTTTAAATTTTATGTAAGTATAACAAGAAAATTTGATATACTGTTATTGCTTTTTATTCATCAGATCATCAGTTTTTATCATATTTTGTCAACACTTATAGAGCAAGATAATTAAAATGGTCTCTGTGTTACCCGAACCTTTCTTTTAATTGCCATTTAATCATTTTAAACTCAATTTTACTTATAGCCTTTTTTATACTTGACAAAAGCTCATTTTTATCAGATAATATATTTAAAGAGGCGATAACAGCTCCCACCTGTTTGCGGAAGCCGGAGTATTCAGGTGCGTAGCTATATCTGACGCTAACCGTCTGCATAGCATCTTGAGCCTCTTTTTGTTTTTCATTGCTGTCAAAACCAGTCAACAACCATTTTTCATTATCACCTTTAATTCTTTGTTTACTTATAATTGCAATAATGCCATTTTTTTCAAGTTCAACCCTTCCTTTATGTCCTTCTTGTTTGATTGGAATATCTCTGTTCTTTTTTCCTGTTTTAACCGTATCAATAACCAAGTAAAGAATAGCCGTAATTTTATCAATATTTTTTCCTTCTCTTAGCCGATTTTCAATAATATGTTTAAGCCCATAACCTTTTTTCCCATTTACTCCAGCGTCAATTAAAACTTCACCCAATATTTTACTTTTTACACTTGAAGATATCCCTGTTGTAAGAATATTGGTCAACATCGAAAAAGTTTTTGCCGCCTCAACTCTTTCTTCTTCCGTATAAAAAAATCCATTACCGGTAAACCGTCCCCGCTCATCACGGGGGTGTTCAGCTTCATTAAAACTACTCAATTCTTACTACCTTTGCTAAATCAAATTACTATCGCTTACAGAATTTTTATAAAACCTCCACCCTCTTGCCTTTGCTCCATTAAAAGCCTCTACCAGATCAGGCGGGCGGGTAAAGTCTTTGTAGTTGTTGTCATTGTCATTATACACAACAGCTTTTCCGTTTTCTGTTTGAAGTAGACTATTAAATATTTCTTTAAAAGCTTGAGCCATCAGTTGATTGCTGTCGCAGTAGAGCTCTTGCAACGCCGTCAAACCTTGCATATTTAATTCTGTCAGTTGGTTGCTGTCGCAGTAGAGCTCTTGCAACGCCGTCAAACCTTGCATATTTAATTCTGTCAGTTGGTTGTTGTCGCAGTAGAGCTTTTGCAACGCCGTCAAACCTTGCATATTTAATTCTGTCAGTTGATTGTTGTAGCAGTAGAGCTCTTGCAACGCCGTCAAACCTTGCATATTTAATTCTGTCAGTTGGTTGTTGTCGCAGTAGAGCTCTTGCAACGCCGTCAAACCTTGCATATTTAATTCTGTCAGTTGATTGCTGTAGCAGTAGAGCTCTTGCAACGCCGTCAAACCTTGCATATTTAATTCTGTCAGTTGGTTGCCGGAGCAGTTGAGCTCTTGCAACGCCGTCAATCCCTGTACATTAAGGCTTGTAAGTTGATTCTCGGAGCAGTCGAGATAAGTTATATCTTTTCCCTTAATAATAACAGCTTCATTTTTATTAGGAATAGAAACCAATTTTGATTGATCATGATCTAACACACCTATCTTATTCCCTGCATTCCATACTTCACATGGACTGAGGTCTTTTGTTCGTACTCTTATGGTTATGGAATCTTGTAAAGTTTTCACTGTAACTATATTTTCTTGTGGAGGCGTTTTTTCAAAAACAATTACACCGTTTACAATAACCTTATCTAAATCTACCCCGTTAAATTTAACATTCTCAAGAACTGTTCCATTTACTTTAAACATACAATCTCCTTATAGTGTTATTTCTAAAGTGGTGTCGGTTAATACAAAGGCTGCTTTTGCAACAAATTTTTCATCCGTTTCTTGCTTTGTGTAACGGTTTGCAAGAGCTGCGTTGACGGCTGTAATGCCGTCTTTGTTTTCGGTGAGGGCATCAGCGAGTTCTTTTAATGTGTTTAAGGCTTCGGGCGCATTATCGATAAGTTCTTCTATTTTATTTTTTATTTCTTCCTTTACCTTCTTCAAATTGACGGCTTCACCCTCTTCGGCAGAATCGGGTACACTTATATTTCCGTTTTTATTACGGATAACATTTGTGTATTTTTCCGTCTTTGATAAAAAAACATCTAACGCTTGTTGAGCAGCTTCCTGTTCTTCTTGCGAAAAAGACTCCAACTTTTCAATTTTAAAATTGGAATATTCACAAGCAATACCCGAAGTTGCCCCTTTTTTACCGGCATAAAATAATACATTTATTTCATCATCAGTATTTTTATTGTACTCAAAACTAAGTGCACATCTGCATTCTCCGTTTATTACAGGTGTATCCGTTAAAGCTATCACCTCATTCTTTGTAATGTTTATACACTCTAAAGTTGCATATTCAGGAATTACAGAAGATGTTGTTTTAAAATCGGCAGAAACTTTATAGGTTTTTCCGTTTTTAAAAATTCCCATATTGCTTAAAATAATAGAATAAGCATTATTGTTTTCTTCTTTTGCTTCTATTGTTTGTGCAAGATTTTTTAATTCTTCAGGTGTAACATCTTTTACTGTCGGTGTAATCTGCTCCGGCAAAAACTCCTCAAATCCTATTGCCTCTTTTTTTGCTTTAATCATTGCAAGCAAATCACTATTCTTTCCGTTACTCTCTTTAACTACTCTAGTTAAATCCTCTAAACTTTTACCTAACATCGGTATTGTCATTGCCATAATTTTTTCCTCCCATATAGCTTAAAAATTTTAAATTTCTTCTCCGGTTTTTATAAACGGATAAGTAAACTCATTTTTTTCTTGCGGTAAAACACGTATGTAAACTTTTGTTTTTGCAATCCCTCTTGTATTTTCTATCTTGGGCCGTAAAGGCCATCCTGTTTCAATGTCCTTACCTAATCCCGAATAATATTTTTTCCAATATTTTTCATAAAATTCTTTGTAGACATACGGGCTAAAAGGGAGTCCATTGGCTTCTAAAAAACCGTGATGATATTCAGAACCTATAAATAAAGTAATTTCACCTAATGAGCTTTCATCATACTTTTCGATAAGCGGTAAATAAGGTTTACCTGTTTCATCGGTACCGAAAAAGGCTAAATTTTCTTTCCAATACTCATAAAATTCAGGATATTTATCCGGCTCAAATATACTGCCGTCTGCTTTCAAAAAAGTTTTATGTTTTTTTTCGTCATAGAGTAAAAAAGCCGAACCTACAGGGGCCGATAAGCTGATTGCTTTTTTTGCAAGTTCTGCATTAGCTCTATCTCCTTCAATGCGTTCTTCTCTTTCGATATTGTCAGCCGCCTCTCTTGCCTCTTTTTCGGCTTTAACTGCCTCAATGCGTTCTTGCCTTTCGGTATTATCAGCTTCTTCACGCAAACGGGCTTCTTCTTTGTCTGCTTCTTTTCTTTCTTCAATTTCCGTATTTAATTTTTCGCTAAATTTCTGATCCAGCTCTGTAGTTTCTTTATCAGTGTATTTTTTACTTAAATTTAAAACTTGTTTATCGCTTTCAATAAATGTTTTCCATATATAAATTAAACTATCCACTACAATATCAAAAACTTTTTTTACTTTTGTTGACTCCAATATTTTAAATTCAAGTTTTTTATTGCCTACTATAGGAACAACCGGAGAATATTGACCTGTAGCTGCATTAAATTCTTCAGCCCGCTTTTCTATCTTTTCGCCTATTGCAAGGTCATTTGAAGTAATGGCATCGCCCAAAGACAAATTTAAGTTATTTTTATTTACAACTCCGTCTTTTAAAGTGCCGTCAGGGTTATGTATTTTAAAAAACATTTGCAGACCTTTAACTATGGGGGCTATATAAAAAGTACTTGATTTTTCAGCCGTCCATTCTTTATTTTGCTCCCCATCAAGCATAGCACTTACAAAATGAATATCGGAATTATCTAATATTTCCCTACCGGCTTTTATCCGCACTTCGGCAATTTTTATTTGTCCCGGTTCTGTGTTTTTTGCAAGTTCCGAATTATCCAGTCCCTGAATTGCTTCAATTTCTATTTTAGGGCTTTGTCTTTTATCAAATTCTCCAAAAACAAGGCTGTCATTATCTTCATTACCTGTAGGTGCATTTTGAGTAACATACCATTTAGCTCTTCTTTCTTTTTGAAAAACATCCCAGCCTTCGCCCGATACGGTAATAACATCTATCCTGTTATTTATAGGTGATGATTTATAAAATTCAACTTTAGTATTTACGCTTTTACAATAAAGCATACCGGTATCTTTGCAAAATGCAATAAAAGGTTTTACAATTACATTTAAGCCGTGCCCCGGCTCAATTCCGCCGCCTATGATAAAATCTCTTTCGGACTGAACTGCAAGATTTGTAATTAAGGCCATGTTTTCTATGATACTTTGAAAACCGTAATTTATATCATCTGCCTTCGCAATCTCATAAGGATTTATATTTATAGTTGTTATTTTTTCTCTCTTTGCCATTTTTTTCTCCCAATTCTTTCTTGTATTATCTAAATAATTTCTACCTTAATTTCATCTTCCATTACAACCAAAAGGCTATCTTCTTCCGTTGCAGCAGGATTATCTGATCCGGATTCCGGTTTAGGGTTAACAACTATTACATCAGTTATAAAGCTATGCTGTCTTATTGCAACAATTAAATCTGACAGAATAAGAGATTGACCAACTTCGAATTTTTGGAAAAAATTTTTAATAGTCGTTTTTATAATGTCCTTTGCTTCCTGCTTATCAGGCATTAAAGACTTTACCTTTACCTCAAGATTATTTACCGTGCCTTGAAATCTCCTATCAAGTCTGATAGGAGCAACCGCAATATGTACTCCCGCAGGAGTATATCCGGGTTCAGCCTGAGAACCCTTACCTTTAATCATACTTCTCACATCTTCAAGTAAATCTGCTGAGCACACCCCTTCTTTGTCGCATACATAAACGGCACAATTTACATTTTGTTCTACTAGTGGAACAGAACCGGTCGGAGAAGTAGTATCTTTTTGCTTTGTATGTATTTCTTTAGGAGGAGCACATAAAACAACATTCACATGATAGGCTCCCGCCTTTAATGCCGCTTCTTTTACTCCGTAGTAATTAGTTCTCTGTAATCCCCGCAAATAATGAATAAATCTTTTTCTAAGTTCTACCTCGGATTCTTCCGATGTCCCGTTTTCAAATGCTCTTACATTTTTTACGATTTTCACCTTTGAATGAATTCCGCTTAAAATAGTATTTATTGCCCCAGCAGGAATATTTCCTTTTTCTCCGGCATCTTTTGCCTCACAAGGAACATTTTTTGATTCTTCTTTTCCCTTTTCAATCATTGTTCCCGTCATTGTAATATATACCATATCTCCTGCAGCAACCTCTGTTCCTTTTGCAATATAAATATCGCTTTCAGCAGGTTTATTTTGTTCGCAAGCAAAAATAACAAAACCTTTTGCCTTTCGTCCTTCTTTTCTTTTTACTCCAAAAGCCCCTTCGACAAGTTCATTTAAATATTTAGCATATCCTATTTGGCAATGTAAGTATGCTTCGGCAATTAACCTAGATGCCGCTTCCAAAATACTGCATAATACACTGCCTGAATTTGCATCTGTCGCAGTAATAACCTTACCGAATACTTTCTTTTGCATTTCCTCATATATCTCTTCAAAGCTTTTAATCCTATATGCAGCCTCTAAATCCATTATATTACCCCCTTAATTGTATTGCCGCTTCCGCCTATATCCGTATAATCGACATCTATTTTTAATGAATCTCCTTCTCCCTTAAACGAAACCCCTTTAAGCTCTTTAATTCTGGGTTCCTGATTAAGGGTTTGAATTATAGAAGATAAAATATAAGCAGATCCAGCCTGCTCACTATCGGGAATACTTGTTTTAATTCCATACAGCTGTAATCTAACCCGCTTACTTGTATTTTCCTGTAATCTCATTAAAATACTTTGAGAAAGGTTCTTTTTACCTGAAACAAATTTAAAATCCGTGCCCGACTCATTTAAAACTATATGACCATAATCATCTAATGCTATGTCTTTACCATAGCTATCCCGCTGTTCACTTAAGCCTATAATTTGATTTTCAAAATTAGCTTCACCTCGTTTTAACACAGGAATCAGCACATACTTTCCATTACGGGATATTAAGTCACTCATAGAACTTGCAGAATTTGCACTTGCAATAATATAAGCCTTTGAAGAATCTCCATAATGCTCTTGTGCAAGTTTTTCAAAATTCATACCGTCAGTAATTAGAGCAATCTTTGTGCCGTATGTTGTAATACTCCTATTTTCTCCTACCTGTAGTTGCTGTTCTTGAGGCTTATTCATTTTGGCGGTTACAATCATACTGTTAATCTCACGGTCTATATTATTTAAACTAAGCTGGCCCAACATATTTAATTCTTCTATAGCCGTTTCCCAATTATCAAAAAGACCTACAGGCATATAAAATTCTTTTTTTGTTGCACTTTTTATATCTCTAGCCAATCTATGTATATTTTCCGATAAATCTATTAATAAGGCGGCAGCAAAATCGCTATTGTCTATTGCAAAAGGAATTGCCCCTCCTGCCGTCTCCCTGTATAAATCAAAAACAGTATTACCTACAACAAATGTATCATCTATCAAGGTTCTAAAAACATTTATAGTTCCGCCAATGGCAAGTAATGTAAGTTCTTTACATTTTTGAACAAAGGCCCGAGTCTCATTTATTTTTGCTGTTGCCGTTTTCATAAAGGCAAATTTGCTTTCTAAATCATCAAGGTATTTATTGATTTTGTCAAAAGCCGGATTAAAATCCACTCCTAAAATCTTAATACCCTTACCTAGTTTAAAATCGCTGCTCACAGCCGTAAATTCTATAGAGTAAGTATATGTAAAAGGCCTTTCCTTTGATCTTTTTATTTTAAATTCTCCGGGAAAAACTTCCCAGCAAAAACTGTCTATCGTTTTTTTCTTTTTCCTTATATTCCCGTGTTTTGACAAATCATAAAGAAGTATTTTACTTCCCATAGTATTTTTATTTTGTTTATATTTTTCTATAAGAGCTTTTAATTTAAAAATTTCGTCTTCACCGGTTAAATATTCTTGCTGCCCGTCGGTATGATAAATACGGCGTAATTCATTGTTTACGGTATTTCCCGCCAACGTTATTTTGAGTTCATGGCAGCCGTAATCGTCTACAATAAGACCTCCGAAGGTTTTTGTTTCGGTCTTTCTTTGAGGTAAAACTATTTCTTCACTTTCAGGCGGAACACCAAAGGCAAAAGAATCCTCCAAAACATCCCCTTTATTATCCTTATAAAATTCCAATAAGTATACATTTTGCCATAATCCTTCCCGTAAATAACCTTGCTTCATTTTAACCTCCATGTAAGACCTTATCGTTTTTTATGTTTGAAAAATCTCCCGTCTTTAATGCCCCAATTGCGGTCATTAAAGCCCCTTGAAAAACTCCGGGAGCTCCATTCCCTTCTTCAGTAATGGGAGCTTTTAAAGTTCCCAAAATTCCGTTTAGTATAGCCGTGTTTTTTTGGAGCTGAGATATCAATTCATCAGCTTTAACAAGACCTGAAAAATTATCTCCATTCAAATTAAGTTTTTTACCGTTTGCCGTCTTTACATCTATATTTCCCTCTTTATCAATCTTTAATTCCGTACCGAAAGATTCAACTTTTACCTCTTTTTCATCATCGTCTTTAATGTCTATCTTTATACTTTCATTCGGAGATATGAGTTTATACCTGCCTGTCTCATATTCATATTCTTCTCTCCATTTACCGGGATAAACTTTTTCTCTTACCTTATTTTTTTTATCCCTATCGCTTTTATCCGCCATAAAAGCCTTTTCATGCTGCTTTTCATATCTTGAAAGACCCGAGCATAATACAAAAGCACTTTCAAAACTTGCTGTCGGCATAAACAAAAAAACACGGGAGCCTTGAGGCGGTAAATTTCGAGAACCTGATACATAGTCTTTATACTCACAAACCCATTCATCGGTACAAGCTACAGGCACTTCTTTTAATTCAACACCGCTTGAAAGTTTTACATCAACGCAGTGGCTCATAGAGTTGACATCAGTTACAGTACCCCATACGCCGTACCTCATGTTTGCCGGCTTTTGTAACGCTTGGCCTTTTTCAATTTTACCGCTAAAATCTTTAATATAAATCTTCATGATCTTAACCTCAATCTTTTAACTACCACGCTTACTCATGATAATTCCAAAAATCTTAACCCCCACAGGAATTAAGGCATCAAGCAATATATTTATATAAGCAACATCAAGCCATCTCATTTCATCAGACCAATAGCCCCATCTTCTATCATCAAATTTCAACTTATTTTTTTTGCGTTCTTCCTTTGCTTCTTCTTCCGTATCATCTGTACAAGGATACCAAAATTTATATTTCTGATAAGTTCCTCTATACGGAGGCTCAAAATATTCGGTTATATTTCCTTGGCCGTCCAGTAAAACATCTTGAGTTCCCGGCCCAAAGAACATAGAATTCCTGCCCAATAATCCGCCGTTTCCAATCAATATACTCATTGAAGGGTAGCTGACTACAGGATAAAGACAAATAAAATCTATATCTAAACTATGAATACCTGAAAAGACAAAATCATAATCCCCTTCATCTTTTTCAATGTTTATAAACTCCTGAATATTTATCCAAGCCCCATCACAGCAGTATTTTTTTTCAAAGATATTACCTATTTTGACCGATATTTCCCCGTAACGGCTTCCATCCGGTCTTTGTGTTTGACCCCTTATAAAAAAATGAAGAGAATATACCCCCTTTTTTATATACACTGATTTTTTTGTCTGAAGCTGCATATTATCATCAAGTTTTATGGCTTTTATATTTACTAAGGCCGCATCTTCCGTTAAATTTACTGTGCTTTCTTCAAGCTCTAAGCCGTTTAATATCCATTTATCTTTTGTAAATTCTTCCGATAAAACATTTTCTTTTTGCTCATTGGTAAATTCCATTACAAAACAATTGTTATGACCGAAAAAATAACGCAAAGCATGTTCTATATTCCATTTATTACCCCATACAACATCAAGCTCTTTTTCACTTCTAATCATCATACCCTTATACTTAGTAACAAATTCAATTAAACTTTCTTGCGGAGCTTTTTTTAATCCCGAAAAAAAATTTAAACTTTTTAGCTGATGTTTCCCTTCTTGAGCAAAAATATCCGATTCCCTATAGTTCTCTAAAAAGCTAAAAAGTTCGTTAAGCTGTTCTTCAAAAGCGGCTTGTTCTTCCTTTACCGAGCTTTCATTTGCAATTATCTTTTTATAATTTTCACCCTCGGTATTCATTGCAGTTGCGGTGTACTCTTTTAACCTTCTTCCTACATTATACTCCATACATTAGTCCTTTAATATCTTATTAATTATCCGAATCTTTCTTGTAATTGCCATTTAATCACTTTAAACTCAATTTTGCTTATAGCCTTTTTTATACTTGACAAAAGCTCATTTTTATCAGATAATATATTTAAAGAGGCAATAACAGCTCCCGCCTGTTTGCGGATACCGGAGTATTCAGGTGTGTAGCTATATCGGGCGATCACCGTCTGTATAGCGTCTTGAGCCTCTTTTTGTTTTTTATTGCTGTCAAAACCTGTTAATAAAAAATGCTCTTCTTTTCCAAACCTTTGACTACTTACATATGCCAATATCCCATTTTTTTCTATCTCATAATGCTTTGTCATACTTCCGTTTGAATTTTGCAATAAACTTTGCAATCTTACCTTACCGTCTTTTAGAGCACCCATAACTAAATACAATAAAGCAGTAATTTCATCAATGTTTTTACCGTCTTTTTTATATCGCTGCTCGATAATGTGTCTTATTCCATAGCCGGACTTTCCCGTATTTCCTACATCTACAATAATTTCTCCCAATTCCGCATTATATACGCTTGCACTCTTGCCCGTCTCTAATACACGGTTAAGCATCGAAAAAGTTTTTACCGCCTCAAGCCTTTCTTCTTCCGTATAAAAAAATCCATTACCTGTAAACCGTCCCCGCTCATCACGGGGGTGTTCAGCTTCATTAAAACTACTCATTATACAAAACTCGCCTTACATCAAATCATCATCTGTTTTAAATTCAATCCCAGATGTACCCATATCAGGAATTGTCATAATAAAGTTTCCTTTTCCGTCATAAATACCGCCTCTTATAAGGGATAAATTTATTACGGGAGCGCCTCCATAGCTCCACCTGTGTTCAACACCTTGTATATAAAATTCCCCGCCTAAAAATTTTACCCTGCATCCGCAATGAGGCCGATTTTTATAATCATCATCAAAAGTGTTTATAATAGTTGCACTGCCGGTATACATTTCATCCAACTTGCCGAACCATTTTTTTAATCGCTCGCTAAAATTTTTCATAGCGTTTACGGTTTGCTGCATTTCCTGTTTATCTTTATGATAACCTCTAAAACCTACCTGACATAATTTTAGCCCATAAATATTAAATTTTTTATTGTCTTTACTTATTATAGAACCGTCTCTTTTATTTGCATCAGCTTCCTCGATAATGACATACTGATCCGGGGATAATTCAGAACCTTCTATATAACCTAAAAAGGCAGTATACACCTCCTCATCGCTTAAACGTAAAGAATAATCTTTTAAGACATAAGACTTTATTTCATAAATAGGGAGATTTATCCAATCCTTAGAATCAAAAGGAGTTTCCCTTACAACAACTCTTGTTTTACCCTCTTTATTAACGCGGGAGAAAATTTCATACACAGGCGGACTGAGTATTGTTTGCCATATCTGCAAAACAGTATTTATATCCTGATTAAAAAAAGCATTTGCAATAGGAATTGGAAGCGGAGCTGCGTTTCCTATTTCAAAAAAATTCTCTGTCATAAAATTTTTAATAATCGTATAAACCAAAATATTACTTGGTGCCGATTTAGTTTTATCCGCCGATTCTGCAGGAGAAACCTTACCTGCAACTCCTGTATAGTTTAAATAAGTTTTCCATGTTAGATCTAAAAACTGTTTTATCGTTAAGTTTTCATTCGCTTGCAATTCGGCAATGTTAATTATAAGTTCTTTATTTAAACTGTCCGCATCCTGAACTTTTAATACATGTAAAAATTTTAAATCCATTATAAGCTGAAAGTTAGCAATTAAACTTGTAATACTGTTTCCTGAAAAACTAATACTCCTTCTTACGCCGCTATCTCCCATTGAACAGCTTAAATTGCGGGCCTTTATTATCCCTGTAAAACAAGGAATATTTGAACCTTCAAATATTTTAACTATATGTAAGGGCTTAATTTTATCGAATAAATTATTATCTCCACCTGCAATACTAAAATTAAAACTACCGTTTAAATCTCCCGTTTTTTCACTAAAAGAATAATCCAAAAGTTGTGTATAACCGCCTTTAGGCGACAACACAAAAATGGGTTCATTGGGAGCATCATAATCATATATTTTAATTTCAGGCTGTGCCGATTTATGAATAAGTTTCATTTGCTTACTTCAAGACCTTCATTCCGTAATTTTTGTAAAAGTGTATTTAGTATTTTTAATTCTGCTGTGATTTTTTCTAATTCATCTTCTTTTCCGGGCTTTAATTCTCCTGTTTTTGGGCTATAAAGAGCATCTTTTTTCTTTAAAACACTTTCAAGCGTTTCTTCTAAATCTTTTATTTTTGAAGCACTCCGTATACTTCCGCCTCTACTATTTAATGTTATACCTGTACCGAATTCCTCTGGGTTCATACCCATAATACTTGTTACGCCATAATTTATTGCATCAGTGGGAGTTTTACCCAATTCCACTATACCTGTCTTTATCATTTCAGCAGAACCCTTAGAAGCCGCTATCCTTGAAGCATATTCAGGGCCTATCTTACTTCCTGCAATAGTATCATAGTCTGCCTCGCTTATTTTTCCGTTTTGCATTAAGTTATAAAATTGGACGGCCTGTACATAATCAAAACCTGTATCTTGTTTGATAAGGCCTATCATTCCGGCCTTATTGCCTTTACCTTTCATTTGTTCAAACAATTCCATTTTTTTCTTATATATTTGAGGTATAAATCCAAGTTCGGCTATCATCATATTATCAATATAACCGCCTTGCGATTCTAAGCCGTGTTCTTCCAGTATTTTTTTCTTTTCTTCTTCCGACAAACTTGCAATAGCCTTATATGTAAGTACATCCGTAACCGATGATAATGATGTAGCACTATGTGATGAGGCATTTAACTGCTGATAACGTGCAGCTCCCTGTTCTCCCATCCATAAAGGATTATTATTACTTGCGTTTTTTAAAAATGCCATTGTGCTGCCTATTTCTGCAATCGATTTTGTAAAACCTTTGCTTATACCGTCGGAAAAAACATCTTGTAAAATACGCAAAGTTTCTCCGTATTGACCTTCTTTCATTCCCATAAGATGATTTGCCCTGTATGCTTCCCCCAAGGCATCGGATGTTTTATTTCCATAACGGTAAAATATCCCCTTAAAATCGGCTGTCTCTTCTTTTGAAAGCCCCATCATTTTTGACCAACCGAAAACATTACGGGCTGCATCATAACCGCCTTCACTAAACCCGTATTGAGTAAGGTTTTTTACCATGTTTAATCCTTCTTCCATGGAGTAACCAAAACTATTAGCGGCAGCACTTGCGTTAGTAAAAGCGTCTTCAATATTCTTTGTATTTATTTTATAACGGCTTTCCAGTGTTTCAATCATTGTCTTGCCGTCGGAAGACATTTTAAAATCATTTATTCTATCGGGATTATTTTTATTAAATACGGCCCAAGCTTTTAGCCCTTCTGCTGTAGTTAGATCATAACGAAGCCTCATAGTATTATTGATACTTGCATTTAAGGCTTCGGCAGCTTCATCGTGCGTAGTATAAAGGTCGGAAAGTTTTTTTATTCCCCAACCGATGCCTGCTGCTGCCATTAAGCTGCCTCCTGCAATTGCCCCGCCTGTTCCTAGCTTACCCAGTAAACCGGCACCCTTACCCGCAAGAGATAAAGCTCCTCCCGCAGCATCTCCCGCTCCCAATTGTCCGATAAGGGATTGTGCCGTATTGCTTAAACCTCCAACCGAATTATTAAAAGCGGCAACGCCTCCGCCCCCTGCTTGATTTCCGCTTGCCATTCCATTGTACATTCTCTGTAAATTTAATGCCAGCATATCAAACTTTGCGGCAAGGTCATCATCTCCTGCTTGCCTTGCTTCTTTTGCCTTTTCTGTTATCTTTGCAAAAGCCTCTGCAACATTTTGAGCTGAGGAGACAAAACTTGAAGAGTCCATACTAAGCTTTATCGCTACTTCCTGCATTCCCATAAATTAATCCTTTATCTAAATTACCTCTTTTATTTTCCCGATATATATTAAAAAGGAGCTTTACCCTATGAATGAACAACAACTATTAAGAGCAAAGACACTTGAACTAGCCATCGCCTTTTTAGGGCAATTACCTAAAGGTTCAAATCTTGACAGTCTTGAAACGTATAAAGATTATTTCTATCTTGCAAAACATCTCGAAGAATACGTGCAACATGGTACATTTTTTCATCAAACTGTAAGGTAACTGTTATTTCTTGCCCATTATCTTTTGGTGTGTTTTTAATTGTCTTATAGTTAATCAATCCGCCTAAAGGAATAATTGCCTTTTCAACTCTTTTAATAACATCCTCTTGTAACTGTAAATTTTTCATATTTTAACCTCCTATCCATATCTTGACTTTTTAATAAAACTATACGATAATATAGTCAAGCGGTTGTCGTAAGGGTTTCCCTTACTAGGGACTTGTTCCCATTACCGCCCGTCGGACTGACCACCGACTCATCGTTTTACGGTGATGCTGCTCAGTCATTTTTTCAGGCTGATTTTAAGTGTCTTTATAGATAACTTGGTCAGCCTGTTTTATTTTATTCAGCACATTGTTTATATCTTTTTCATGTGTCGAAACCGAAACATTAACCCCGTCTATTTTAACAACTATGGACTGCACAATCTTATACTTGCCGCCCGTTAAAAACGATTTAACATACAGCAAAGACGGCTTATCGTCCTTCATTTCAAAAATAACCGCAACAGGCTTTTTTAATGTTTCGGCAACGGCACCAAGTAAGTAATTACGGTTTTTTGTCTGTAATTTTTCAAATTGGTGTTCTCCCAATTTTACCGAACATATAGGAGTATTAATCCTGCTTCGTGGAAACAGCTTATTATAATTTTCACGGGTAAACGGAATATCCGGTAAAGATACGGCTTTTTCGGTAAATAATTTTTTTAAATCCTTTTTTACCGCTTCAAGCCTTTCTTCTTCCGTGTAAAAAAATCCCTTCTCCGTAAACCGCCCGCTCTCATCACGGGGGTGTTCAGCTTCATTAAAATTACTCATTATACAAAACTCGCCTTACATCAAATCCTTTTCCGAAAAACCTAATTCTTTCATTACATCTTTTTCAGGTCTTGCTTTTTTTGCCCTTTCAGCCTTGTTCTTATGATATGCGGCCCTTGCCGTTTCAATATCGTATTCAAGCGAAAACTCGAAAAGTAAGTCCAAGGCTAAAGGCTCTAAGTTATTCGGCTGCACCTCCTTGAATCCCGTCAAAAAGACCTGATTCCACATTACCAGCCACGCCTTCTCCGGCAGAAATGTTGCCAGACTCTCGTTTTCCTTCCGTATCAAAGCGTTTTTGCAGCTCGTCTCGAAATGTACATACCTTTTGATAAAGTTCAATTAAGAACTTTTCATCAGGTACCTCCTCAAAACTCCAATTCGGTTTTTCCTTTTTAACCTTTTCAAAAACAGGCGGAACCTTTGTAACAAGTACATTCAATGTTGAGCAAATCAAATTACGGTTTTCCGTTGTTACATCAAAACTTGTTTGAGGAAGCCCGCCTCGGTTAATGCTCATAAGCCGCCCGATCGCAATCCTATCTTTTTGCTTAGGAAATTTGACGGTAAAATTCCCGTAAGAAGTTTCCACCTCAGAGGTTGCATCATTGCCTGTCAAAAGACTTATAAACAAATCTTCCTTTTCCTGTTCGCCTAACTTTTCTACGGCCGGCTTTTCTTCTTCTACAATCTTAAAGATCATATTTTACTTTGCTCCTTAACCTAATAAAGAATTGTTATGTGATACAACATCCCAATCTAAGGCTTTCATACTCACATCGCCTTTTACATAACTTGCTTGCTGCACACTTATATTTCCTGAATCAACAACTATTCCCTCAAACGAAGCGATAATTGCATCATTATCAACATCCTTGAAGTCCATATATGTCAGCTTTGTAACAGTCTTATTATCCCTAATTTTTTTTGCATTAGGAAAAAAGGTAAAAAGAGAAATTTGCCCGTCATTATTCGGACTGATTGTAATTCCGTTTTTTATAACTTCTTTTGAAGGTAAAAAACCTGAAAGACTTATGGAACAAGAAAGACCTTGTATATCAATCGAAACAGGTACCAACTCACCTATAACCCTAGCTTCCTGCGTCATATATGAAAGGGAAGCTCTAAAACTGTCAACAAAGCCCACAACTTTTGCGTCCGAGGCATTTTTACCCGCTCGAACATAGCACCTGTAACCTTCTGCTAATATTTTTTCACTTACTCTGGGTAACGGCATATTTTCCTCCTTAATGTTAAATTGCTACAGTTGTAGCGGATCCCGAATAAACATGATTATTTTCGGTTATAAAAATAAAGTTTCTTGGGGCAACCAGAAATCGGCTAAATGTAATAAAAATTGCATCTCCGTCTTCTCTTGTCGAAACACCCCAAACCAATTCTCCGTCATCGCTTTTCAAAATAAGGCCCGATGAAAACCAGTCATTTGCGGCAATCTTCAATGTTGCTAAATCGTCTTGTAAACTGCCGGAAACTCCGGGATTTCCTATAGCGGAATTAAGTCTTTGCCTTAAATCCCTGCTCATATATAAAGCTTCACGCACCATTGAACGCTCAACATCTTGTAACTCTTCACCCTGATAAGTCGTAACGGCACGGATTGTCACGAGCTTACCGTCATCATTTTTGCCGCCTGCAAGAACGCCGCCTTGAATGAGTTTTTTAAGCTCTGTAACCGTATGCTTTTTAGTAAACTCGATTACATCAACAACCTTATTTGTTAAAGGCTGATTAACGGCAAGACAGCTTTCAAGACCTGCCAATTTACATGCAAAATATGAAGCCGGCAAAACCTCAACCGCTCCCGTCATAGGGTCTACGGCCTTAATAGAATCTCCGGTATAACTACCCAATCGGCTGTTAAACATTTTTGCCTTGTTTATTGAAGCCTCATCATTCTCGTTTATTTTTCCGCCCAAAATAAAGGTACGCTCCTTGCGGTTTTCAACGCTGCTCATAACTTCGCAGTGGGCTACTATGAGATTTTGAACATCCTCATCCGTACAAGGAGTAGTGATAATGTTTACATCTTCAGCTTTTAAAACTTGTAAAGCCTTTACCCATTCTTCCGATATTTTTTCGGCTCCTTGTCCGCCCGAAAAATTTACAAAATCGCTGTCATCTTCAGGCATATAATTTTCGGAAGAATTTAACTCGATTTTTTCTCCGGCGAAGGGGCATGTTTGTAACTGTCTTATCGCTTCATACAAATTCGCATAAAGAGAAAACTTATCATTCTTATTCGAGCTGAAAGCTCCCAAAAAATCAAGCTCGGTAGAAGGGGTATCTTCCTTTGAGGTTACAACCGATGCAGCATAGCAGCCCTTTTCATTTAAACGGCTTACAATCGACTCTATTGTCGTATACTCGTTAAATAAAATCTCTATACTGTCGGTAGGTTTATCGTTTACGGCAATTTTTAAGCCTTCCGAAGAAACAGACACATTACAAACCGCTCCTTCGCCCTTATAGGTTATTTCCATAAGAGGGTTTTGTATCTCTCTTTTAAAAGTTTCACTCTTGCGTTTTAGCTCTACCGTAACCTTATGCTCCGAAGCGTTATTATTCCACTTCATTTGAATAAGATTAGCTCCTTCTCCGTAATCGTTTGAAAAAACGGTTAAAACATCAACACCGTTTCCTCTTAATGTTCTTGACGATTGCAAAGCATTACCCACACGGACAGCTAAAACACTTTGAGGCGTATAGCCCTTCGCTGGACTAAAGGTATGTGCAATTGCCTTTAAAAGTTCCCCGCCTTTTAAGACGGCTTTTGCTTCTTCGATAGAACCGAACTCATACAATGTATTAGGCTTACCCGAAGCGGCATAACCCAAAACTACAACATTTCCGGCAGAAACACCGCCTGACCTACTTTTAATGGATGCACTTCGTGAAAACACACCCGGAATTAAATGGCTGGTTCTTCTTCCGGCACTTTCAAAAATAACAGGTCTTATTCCCATACTCTTCTCCTTAACTTAATTGACTTTTTTCTCTAAAAAGCCCTTAATCGTTTTTTCCCAATCTTGTTTCGTTAAAACAAGACTACCAAATTTTTTTTTAAGAACGGCACATAGCTCGGCTTCATATTCTGAACCATGTTCTTCCAAAAACAATGTAATGTGCATTGTCTTTTCTTTTTCAACTTCTTTTGACATTGTCAATTACCTCCCAAATAATATTTTTATTTTCTTTTATCTCCGTATCGATAATAGATTGCTCTATAAAATAATCGGCGGCAAAACTTAATTTACTGCCCGCAAGTTTTATGCCGAAATCGTAATTAAAATTTCCGCTTCTATCACCGTGCAAAGTATTATCGAAAATGGCCAGGTTGTTTTTTTTAGAATATTCCCTTAAAGCGTCCTTAATGCCGCCTGCAATAAAAAGACGGCACATTTCATATAGCTCATTTTTAAGCTGAATGTTTTCACTCCATATTTCAACGCTTATTTTCTCTTGCCGTCTTATAATATAAGTAACGCCGTATAACCTTTCTTTATTCAAAAACTCTTTTTCCAAATCTGCAAGAAGATCCTCATGAACCATATAACCTGCTTTTTCCATAAGCGGAAGATCGGCTTTTTCAAGCATTAGGCTTTGTGTTTCGACAAGGTTTGTAAGTTCCGTAGGTTTATCATCCGTTTCGGAAGAAATTACAACAGACGGAAAAAGACTTGCATTATATGTAAACTCAGGCAGCATAAGACTAAAGGGGTGTTCTACTGTTACATTTATGCTCCAGTTTCTGTAATAATCTTGTGTTCTTAGGGCCGTAAAATATTCCGAAAAAGCCTTTGCGATTACCTGTTCCAATATCAATGGCCTATTCAAAAAATAAAGCATTACACACCTCCTAAATCGGTTCTAATTCCGGCTTGAACTCCGTCCGTAATTTCTTTTGCATACATTCTTTGAAGTCCTTCCGTTACATGACGGGCAGGAATGCCCTTATTTATCCAACTGTTTTTAGGAGAGCGGGCAGAAATTACACGGAATGTAAAATATGTAGAGCCCTTAGTTGCTTTGTCGTCCATGCGTACCATACCGCTTTCATAACTTTCTTCATCTTCCGATTTAAATCTATTCCCCCATTTATACTCATGTCTTTCTACTGCTTCTCCTGCCCAGTTTTCTTCAAAATGAGTTTCCTGCAGAACCTTACTTTTTTTAAAGCGGCTAACAATTTCATAAATATTTTCACTCATCGTATTATGAAATGTTACGGTTCCCGGAGTTCCCCAGCTAAAAGGCACTATCAGATACGGAACACGATCAAGCATTTTTGTTTTTTTATTCCAATGAAGACCGACACGGCTTTTTTTTCCGAACGGGTGTGTCATCTTCATATCATAGCCGCTTGTTCCGTATTCAAGTATAGGAGCTGCCTTAGATTCATTCGATATTGTATATTCGGTAGAGCTATCTTGTTTTATCTTTACACCGCTGACATAAGAGTTAGACGGTTTTTTCATTGGAGGAACACCTGAAATCTCTTTTTTTCCGCTTCCATAGTCTTTCCATGCTCCGGCTATCATTTTGGCCCCATGTTGAAAAGCAGCTTCCGTTGCGGGCAATAAGCCTTTTTGTCCCATACTTGCAATTGCACTAGCCAATTTCTGTAAGGCAGGATTATCGGCCGTAATTTTCATTTTAACCATTTATATGAACCCTACCTTTTTCCTGAAAACTTGAAAAAAGCTGCAAGACAACTTTTCTAGGAATTCTCTGATCCTCGCTAGTTCTTAATGAAGGAATATTTTTTACAACCCTATATGTCGGGTTATACTTAAATGTGATAGAAAAATATTCCCCCTTATTTATCTTCTTATTTCCAATCCAAAAAATTCTATTTGCTTCGGCTAAGATAAAATCTTTACCTTCAATAAATCTTTCCTTTGTAGTTTCTATAGAAACTATTTTTTCTACAAAAAATTCAGGGATAATATCCTCATCGCTTTCATTTTGTTTTTTAAGTACAATCTTATTTGTAATAGTGCCAGATAAAACCGTTATGATGTCTCCTTCCGCAACATCGTAATAATAAGGGAATGAGCAAACGGCATCGCCTGAATGTTTATGTAAAAGCTCCATAGTTTCCTTGTTTAAGTTTTGTGAAAGTATGACAAACTTCGGAGGCTTCATATACCGTATATTCCGTGCCGTAAGAAAAGGATAATCCTCATCGCTTTCTACTCTTACCCCGTCCTTTCGGTAATCCTTGATTTTAATGTTTTCTCCGTTTGAAGCTTTTAATTCTTCTATATCAACTAAATCGCAAAAAGGCTTATACAAAACACCTTCGATTTTTGAATGAGGTACATTCAAATTAGGAACCCTGTAGTAACCCTTACAAACTCTCTCAAGTTTTGCTTCTTCCAAAAACGAAATAAGGTTATCGGTAAAACTTATATCAAGAATTTCGCCTTGTGTAATACTTTGTTCAGGGTCAATTAACTGTATATATCGTCCCGATTTTACAAATTCGAATTCCACACCTGCATAATTATATACATTTTCTATCATGCAATTTTCATATTCTTCAGGAAGTTCCACTATCCCGTGCATAACTCTAAGGCGTAAATACCCTGTATAATCTTTTTGATAATCGTAAAGGCTCCCTGAACCCCCGCATTTTTTACAATGAATATCCGGCTGATTATTACCGGTTACACAGGGACATTTTTTAGCCTGTCTCCAGCGTACATATTGTCCGTGCCTTTCAATCAAAGCCTCATAACTTTCACGCCCCAAAGAAAGGACTACAGGAGAATTTTTTCCTAAACCTTGTGCCATTTACTCACCTCCCTTCCTTTTCAAGCCGTTTACGCAAAGCTTCAATAGCACTTTCTTCCTTTTGTTCGCTTTTGGATAAGTAGTTTTGAAGCCATACAATGGATTTACTTAAGGGAGCTGAGTTTTTGCCGGACAAAAGTTTTTCTGTTATTTTATTTTTCCGTACCATTTCATTCAGATAGTTTTCTTTTTCCTCAATTTCTTTTTTTAAATCACCCCTTTTGTTAGAGAACCTCTCCGGCGTTTTTTTTAAACGTTCTTTCAAATCTGTTAGTTCTGCCTGATAACTCCTAATCCGCTTGTTTCTATTGCTAATAACTTTTTTATACCTTTCTTTATTATGTTCTTCCATTTCTTCTTTCCATATTTTTGTCCATGATTCCATACAGAAGATATAGGTACGCCCTGCAAATTTATCTATGAACTGTTGAATTTTCTCTCTGTAAGATTGGGGCAATTTTTCTATGAGTTTTTCGACATTTTTATTTTTGTGAATAGTAACCTCAAGATTCTCTTCTCCGACTTCTTCAAGAGGTCTATGCTCTGAATGGCTTGTAAGATTAGTATTATCTTGATGATCAAGAGCATGATCGAACCAGTCATTACTCTTCAAGTATTGTATTATAGATTCAAAATTTTCAAAATCTTCAGGCGTTTTTGCCTGCTCAATGCCCTTCAAATCTTCTTTTAGCTCTTGCAACCCCTCTTGTACCTGCTTATCACCGATTATTTCGAAATAATCAAAGAGAATATCAGCTTTATCCATATTAAGATATTTCTTTTTATAGTTTTCAATTCTTTCATATATCTGTGCCGGTGAATGTGTAAATTTCAATTCATTGGAGATAAAACCTGCATATTGCGTTGTTATGTAGTCAATAAGCTCTTCTTTACTCCAATTTTTCACATCTTTAATATCGTCGTCATACTTTTCAAGAACAGCATTTCCTTTGTCGATAAGAGCATTAATCTTGCCAACATAATCATTGGTTGCTGCGTTTTTATCCGTTGTATTACTTGACTTTTCTGATGATTGTGGTATACTCGTAGTAGCGATGTTTGTAGGAGTAGCTGTGTCATTCTTACGGCTGTTATCAGTTCCGGCAATGTCTGTCCTACTGTCGGAGACATCGCTTTCTTTTTCAAATGCCGTTAAAAGCCATTTTTTACTTTTACCATTCCAGTCTAAACGGATTGATGCTTTATGCTTTTTACTTTCAAGCTGAATTCTATTTTTAGTTTTTCCTACAATCGTCATACTTGAAATAATTTCTTGAAGATTATCTAAAACTTCAGGATGAAACTTTGCTATTTTTGCCAGCCCATACCCATCACTTTTAGCTGTTCCTTCTTTACCATACACAATATCAATATAACCTATATCTTTATGATATAATGCGTTTTTTGCTTCTCCTTCTTTCCGTTTTAGTAAAAATGATATGGCTTCACTTGTTTTTCCGTTAAAATCATCAGGAGAAACACCTCCGTCATTACCGCCTGAACCTTCAGGCTGCTCATTTTCTTTAGTTTTTTCCTCTGTATTTTTACCGGCTTTCTTTTCTTGTGTTTGGCTGATAAACTCGCTTAACTGCTGAACAAAGGGTAATGGATTTCCGTTTTTATCGCTAAAACGGTCTCGGTTTTCGAGCACCAGAACCATCATCTCCCTTTCATCTTCGCAAAGCTCTATCTTCTTCTTTAAAGCTGAAATAGCGAGCTTCGCCCCTCTGGTCTCGCTGTCATATTTAGGTCTCCACTTACCGGGAGCAATTTTAATGAACTTTTTACCCTTCCACTCGCGGATAGTGCCGACAGGTAAGCCCTTACCGCCTTTAATCAAAAGCCCGGTAAGCTCACTAAAAGTCTTTTTAAGCTCGGCACCTTCTTTTTTTTCCAGCTCTTCTAAGTGTTTGAGGATTTTTGCCTTTATTGCGTTAAATATCAGCTTCCTATTTTCAGGCGTACTTTTTATCAGTAATGTCATTAAGTTATTTCTCCTTTTTTTAAGCCTTTTATTTTTATCCCGATAATCCCTATAAGGAGTATCTAAAATGAATGAACAAAAAAATTATCCATTTCATCACTGCCCTTATTGTAAAGAAAAATTTGAACCTGCTATCCGCAGATTTTTAAAAGAAAACCTCATAGCGATTTCCTGTAACTCATGCGGTACCGTTATTTCTTGTACTCACGATATGGACGCATATATCAAAATAGAAGGCGATGAAGAAGCAAATAGTGAAATAATACGGCAAATTATTAAAGAATCGCATTAGCGGTTTCCTTTTTTCCGTAATCGTCAAAAACCAGATTTACCAATACCTCTTGCCAAGAAGAGTGCCGATTTGCCCGTGCGTAACATATTTCTTCTACATGAAGACCTGTGTCTTTAAGTGCTTCGTTTAATTTTTTCTCTACTTCTTTCAAAAGATATTTTGCAGCTTCTCTTGAAGTTTTTAAAGCTTTATTATGCTCTTTTATTGCCGCTGTTAAGCTATTTTTATTATCCATAATTTTCTCCTACAACTACAAGGCACCCATAACCACATGACCGAATTTCATTTTGTTCTCTGCTATGTAGTCTTTTATTTCATCCTCGTATACCTTAATCCTAGCTCCGTAGTAAGCACTGGTAGCTGACTGTGTAGAACTAAAACTTTCACTTACACCGTCCATTGAAAGGCTTGATGATGAAAATCCCGACATTAATCCGTCTCCGATAATATTCAAAAGTTCTACAGCACATAGTTTCGCAACAACGGCCCGCAAATCTGCCGGTACTTCATCAGAGGATTCATAACCTGCCGTATAATCAATACTGTAAAAAAGATGATTATTTTGAACTGCCTGCCCATAAGAAGAAAGAGCCGTTTGTACAGCCCTTATAGAATCGCTTTGCATAAATGGACGGCGGAAAAAACGGATTAAGCCCTTGGTTTTATCGAGCGTGTACGAGTCCATTAAACTCGTAACCTTTTCGGTTCTGCTCAATAAATCCAATTTTGAAACCTTTAAAACAGGTCTTTTGCGGGTAGAAATAAAGCCCTGTCTTTGCACACGGGCTTGACGGAAGGTATAAAAACTTTCTTCTTCGTCATAGTCAATACCTTTTTTTAAATTCCTTCTATCAGGCTCGCAAACAATACGAGTTTTTTTGATAGTGATATTGAGCCGTCTTTCAATTTCCTTTAAAGCAGAGTCAATGTGAAATTTTATCTGCTCATCGGTATAAGGCATTCCGTTACTTGCCTTAAAATCAACTCCCCAAAGGTAGGTATAACGAAGATCATCAGGCGTTACAATATCGCCCCACAGTTTTTCCGGCGGACGATAATTCCCAAAGGTATAACCGATAGGCCCCGTCTCTCCGCAGCGTACCCACATCGAAACTTCATACGGAGCCGTATCATCGGCTATATCCTTAATCCGGTATTGGTAGACACCTGCCCTTACATCCTTATCCCAAAATTCTTTTTGAACAGGAACAGCAGCAAGAGAGGTGTCTTCCGAAAAACCGGATGCTGTAAGCGTAAGCCATTTACCGCTTATTGCTTCTTGTCTTTCAAGTCTAAAAGATTTTAAAGCATCATTCCATTTAAGGAGAACATTTGTCTTTGCGCTTACAGCTATTAACATTTTTTACTTAACCTCTTTTATAACCGATCCATAACCGGGGATTTGCAAAAGGAATTCGGCATATTTGTCATCAACTTCGGCAATACCTTCTTCGTCAAACTCAACAAAGGAGCCGTCAAAAACTATTACTTTGCTGCTTTTTAATCCGGTATGCTGAATAAGCTTTTTACCGCTTAGTCCTTTAGGATTTTTTTTGTCTTTTCCGGTTTGCTTGGTATCCTTAGGGTTGGTGTCATTACCTGTTTGATTAACCTTATTGCTGCCAGTATCTTTTCCGGTTTGCTCGGTTTCTGTTGGATTGAGGCCTGTTTCGCCTGTAGGCCCGCCTTCATTTGATTGTTCAACTACAGTATCATTTTTCTCAATACTATCCGAATTTTTAGGATCTGACACTTTTTCAGAATTATCAACGGTATCAACACCTTTACCGTCTTTTTTGTCTTCCAAAATTTCAGTATGTTTTTTTGCCATAATTTTATCCTTCCTTATTAAAAGAAAGGGGCGGGAGACTGCCCCCTAGCTTGCAAGCCTCCCACTCCCTTAAAGTTCTTAATATAAGCCGCCTGAGTAGCCTATATTCTTTGCTATACCGCACCATTCAGGAACTTTGACATCTATAGCTCCGAAAAGCTGAATAAGGAACGGTTTCTCTGCACTATTCTCAAAAATAGGCCTCATGCGCAACGGGCAAAGCTGGAACCATTCAACTACAGTTTGCAGCTTCTTTTCCGTCAAGAAAACCATTTGAGCTGTTCCGGGAAGGTCAATGTTAAAGTCGTCAAAGGTTGTCGTTCCGCTTGAATCTTTACCAATTCGCACCATTTCCATTACAATGGTACCGTCTTTTGCAGAGCGGCAGATTATATAACCCGATTCTGCGCCGGTAGCACTTGCGGTAATATTCAAACTTACCTTGTGGCCTGCTGTTACCGCAACGGGAGCAGAAACCTCTTTACCTTCGGAAATTCCATATCTATTTATACTGTGAACCGAATATTTATAATTTCCGGCATCAGAAGCTCCGAACTGAGATTTTGCATCTGCTCCTGTTGAGGCCGTTACATTAGAAGGAGCTTGCGGGCGTTTTGCAATACTTCCTGCAGCTTTAATTAAGCCCTTTACTTTGAAGAACTTATCGGCTCCTTCTTCCTGTCCAAAGTGTACCGTTGAACCGTAAGGTGTCGGATATTGATCTACTACAAGGCTCATTGCGGAACTTCCGGCAGTACCAAACCTTATTCTGTCTCTGATTAAATCCTGAATATCTTGGGCCAACACCGGCGGGTAGAAAAGTTTATTGGCATCACCGCCTGCTTCAAAAATAGAGCGAACAGGCTCATGTATAATCTTTTCACCCACAGCACCTATACGCTGACCTCTGACATCGTAAATATTGGCATCTTTGGTTTTTTCAATCTGTTTAATAAGACCATCAAACTGAGTAGGTACAACATCGGCATCACCGTGGAAACAAAGGAGCTCTGCACCTTTTAGTACATTAAGGGTACCGGCAAGTTTTTCACTTTCAAAAACATTTTCAAAGCTGTCAACCATTGCCATCTGATCTGTTACAGACCTTCGGTCTTGCAGGTACTTAACCTGCTTGGTAACTCTTCCGATATCCTGTTCGTTTTGTTCCGCACCACCGCCTTCTTCGGCTGTTAAGAACTCATGATTACCGACACCTTTTCTTTGATTGTATTCATGCACGGTTGACTTAACAGGTCTTTTTTTCATCATGTTCATCAACTTGCAATCTTCTTTCTGCTCCCTCATTGCGTTTATCATCGTAGATTCGATGTCTTCAGGGATCATAGCCCTTCCGCCCGCAAAAGTTGCAGAATCGGTACCGTATCCCGCGGAAAGAGCTTTTAAAAGTTGATCTTCACTCATTGATCCGGTTTCGATAGTAGTAAAAAAATTTTCCATAAATTTCCCTCCAAAAAAATATAATTCACATTACAAAAAACTTATTTTGCAAGTTTTTTTTGTAAAAACCTAATTTTGTCCTGATCGAGCTGAAAGTTCGGATCCCGCATAGACTTATTGATTTGCGTTTCAAATTTACCGCATTCAATAGCCGTAATTTCTCCTGCCTCAACAGCTTTCAAAAGAACATCCATTGCCTCATCTTTTTCAGCTGAGGTGAACTGCTTATGCCTTACAAGTCCGGTTTCAAGCACACCTGCTTTACCGCCTTTTGCCATCATAGCCTGTAAAGCGTTTACAGCCCCGCCTCGCGGAATGGGAGTGTTGCCGACCTTATCAAGCTCCTGCACTGTTGCAAGAAGGCTCTTGCCCAAAAGGTCTTGGGTTTCTTCCGATTTTTCAAGTTTTTCAAGAATGCCCTGAGTTGACTTCGCCAAAACCTCAATAGATGATTGCATAGCATCCAACCGTTCTTGAAAAGCTTCCAAGACAGGCGTAGCGTCCATTGCTTTTTTCATCGCATCATTTTCTTCGCTTGATGCGTTTCCACCCTCTTCGAGGGTAACAATTTCTTCAACATCTTCCTGATTTTTAGCTCCCTCATTTTTCTTAGGCTCCGTTTCGGGAGCCTTGCCGAAAGATTTCTCCAACTTTTCTTTCATCTCATTCCAAAAATTTGATTTTCCCATAGGTATAATCCTCCTAATATCGTTGTCTTTTTCTAAAATGAACTGTAAATACTTACTGCTCATTTCCTTATCTATATTAAAACCGGCTAGATATTCTTCGCATTTTTCAACGCTGTTTATCTCGCCGCTTAAAATAGCCTTAATTAAGCCGTCCATTATGTCGGCTTCGCTTATTTTCTTTCCCGTATCTTCAGGGATTAATGCCCTACCGCCTGTAAATGAGGCATGATCGGTGCCATACCCTGCAGAAAGAGCTTTTACAAACTCAAGACTATTGAGAGATTTGACCATATAGGCCGCTCCTACTGTTGGATTAACAGGACTGATAGTCAAAGCTAGATCATTCCACAAAACCGATACAACCCGCCCGACTTCCTGCCCGTTTTCTTTTACCTTTTGGACTAACGGAGCAATACCTCCGACGCTTGCCTTAATCCTCGTAGAACCTTCTTTTAAAAGTTTTATGAATTTTTGAGCATGCTCATTTAATTTGTAGAGCTTACCCCGAACGCGGGTTTTCCCGCCCTCGGTGTAGACCTTTAAAGGTTCCCCAATTACATATTCTTCGTTAAAAATGATTCTTTTGTTTTCACCTTCTCCTACAATCTGCTGATGTAAGTGGTCTTTGCTTATCACACCGTTGGTTAAAAAGTAGTCTTTGGAATTAAGAAGGGCTTCCTGCAATATACGCTGCTGCTCAAGGTCAAGGTTTTCATTACTTGCCTCGGCATCAAAGATAAAATCACCTTCTTCATTTTGAGTAAAAGAGCCTTTTTTTAGCTCCATTTGAAGATAAATAGTATTTTCGTTATCATTCATACCTTACCTCCTGCCTTTACAAAATCAAAACTGTATACCTTACCCATAGGCGCATAGGAGACTTTTTTTTGAAAATAAGCATCCTATGTACCACAGGTTGAAATAATTAAGAATAAACCCGGTATACGCCCGCCTCGCCGAAACAGAGTACGGTTGATTTATCCCTTTGTTGCTGTTTTTTTGAAAAAAGCATAAAAAAAAGGCTGTGAACTCACTTACAAGGGTATAGTTTACCCGTTAAATCTAAAAGAGAAATTTATCCCTTTTTAGATTTTGTAAATAAATTCACAGCCTTCTTTTCAAAGCGCCGCTTTTATCTGCCGTTTTACCGGCAGTTAAATTTTCAAAAAACAAAGACAAGTTTTTAGCTTATCTTAAGCAGTATTATACAATATTTATATTTTTTTTGCAAGTATCGAGGAAGTTAAATTTCATGTATTTCTTCGATAACATCTTTCACTAATACTGAAATATCTCTTATAAGCTTCCTTTTTTCAGTATTACTGGTTTTAATATTTAAGGCCTTTTCTGCATAGTCGCCTAAAGACAATTCTTCCTTTGTTTTATCGATTGTCTTTATTAAATTACTTGTTTTTTCATTCTTTTCAATATAGTTCAAAAGCATTTTTTTTTGGTCAATATATTGATTAAAAATTATATGATTATAAGTTTTAGCATCGCTAACTAGATCCATTGTTTGACTAATCAGAGTTATCCATTCTGCAACACAAATCTTCTTATAGTCATCTTTTAAATGCTTTTTTTCAGTTATATTCATATACATAATTTGTATGAGCGAACCCAGCAATACACCAACGATACCTGAAATGACAGAAGAGAGTAAAATCATTGTTTTTCTTTTTGAGCCTTTTCAATATATTTTTTTAGTTTAGCTTCTTCATCAGCTGGAATATTCAAAAAGTTTATATTTCTAACTTCTTCATGGCCTTTTCTAATTGCCCCACCAAAACTTTCTTCAAGAAAAGATGGAGTATATACGATAGTTCCTGTAAAATCAACATTTAAATCTATCGTTGTTTTATTTTTTTCTAACCAAGGAATAAGATGCTTATCTCTAAATTCTTCACCAGAGTCAGGCCCTAGTTTAATAAATCTTGGGCCTTGATATTTATAATTGTCTCCACAATCTTTTAAAATTTTTAATGTTGCCATATAATTTTCCTTTACTCTATATTATCATATTCGTTAATGGGCAATATCATCTCCAATATTGCTCCTTTTATACAAATTTTCCTTTCACGAGTTTGCTCCTTTTTTAAGTTTACCTCATAAGAACCTTTGTCACTGTATGCATAGAAACTTCCTTTTATAGTTTTAACATTATCCACAACATTTGCTAATCCTGTGCCTCTACCAGTTGATTTACCTCCTGCTTTTGAAGTTATTTTTCCTTCAATGGCAGCTTTTAATAAGTCGGAATCAGTTTTTATTCCTAATTTTGCACAACTTTTATAAAAAACCGATTTTTTTTCTAAACTTGACCGAAAACCTTGTCCCCTGTCAAGTATACAAAACGCAAATGAATTCGACTTAACATATTTTGGATCTTCATATTCTCCCGCAATTAAATAGTAGTTTTTATATTCATCATCTTCAGTATATGCGTGTTCCGAGCAATTGGATAGAATTTCTTGTAATGAAGATGCTATATACGAAAATTTTTGTGATGCAACTTTACCTTCTAATACCTTAGGTAATATTTCTTCCATCATTACTTTTCCATAATTAACATTATCATTTTTATACCAACTCTTAATTTCCCAGCATTTTATATCTGGATAAATCACCCTTATATTATAGTTATATACACCAATATGCTTTAATATCTGCCGCATTTTTTTATTTTTCGGCCAACAAAGTATCTTATGTCTTTTTTTTTCATCATTTAAATGGTCTATAAATGCTCTTATGTAGATAGAACTGCCTATATCTATAAACTTCGTTTTCGAAAAATCTAAGTAAATATTATCTTTTTCTTCTGCTGCTTTTATTAAATCAAAAATCGCCTCATCTTCACTAGCAAGATATAACCTTTCAGGAAAGGTTACAACCTCATGGGTAGCAACAAATTTATGATATTCTTCTAGTTCTGTTAAATATTTTCGTCTCTTTTGTTTCTTTCTCCTATATTCTCTTTTGAGTTTCTCTATCTTATGCTTATTAAATTGCCTATACTTTAGTTTTTTATATAAAAGTTTCAAAATAGACCTCAAAAGGATAAATTCATTGAAAAAAAGCTCCTTTCTCTACAAAGAGAACAAGTGCTTTTCCGCAAGCATATCCCCTTAGGTAATATACTGCTAATCCCTAACTGCAATATACATAAAATATTACAATGTGTCAATTATAAAACCTTACTCCATTAATGTTATCGTCCAAAATACTCAAATTAATAAAGAAAAATCTAAAATTTTCTCCCTTAAGCTATCATTTTTCCTTTATTTTTCTTGTCAAAAGCCTTTTCTTTAAATTCTTTGATACTCATCTCAACCATTTCCCCAAAAAAGCCGGGACGGTCGTATTGGCGTAAATAAGCTGCCTTAGCCTCTTTTGCACTATTAAACCCGATCATTACCTTATCTTCATCATATTTACCTGTTGTAGGATCGTTTTGATGTACTATAAAAACTTTTTCGCTTTCGGGATTATTTCCTATATACACATCAACATGATCCTTGTCTTTTCCTACCGTTCCTCGAATATACCCGTAATCATAAGCCATTTTTATAGCCCATTCATGTCCGTCTTTATCGACACCTGAGCGCACACTCCCTTTTTTATTTTCAATCGAAATATCCATACCATGTATTTTAGTTCTTCCTTCAAGCGGATAACCGGAATAGGTCAAGGATTTTTCAGTCCATGTTTTAAATTTTTTTATTTTATCTAATGTTTCATTCCAATTACCTGAAAACTTAATGGCCCTATCATCAATATAAACTAAAGCAATAGGCTTTTTATCCGTTACTTCTATTTCACGAATATTTATGCCATTTCCTAATAAATAATTATATATGGTATTTTTTCCTTCGACCGTTTCAGCCCTTGTAGAATAAATAATGACCTTATAACCTTCATTGAGTAGTATATTTATTGCTTCAAAAGCTCCATTGACAGGTTCATCCGTAAATTCAGGACCTTTCCACCCGCTTTTAAAAGAATTTATTACCCCATCAAAATCAATAGCAATAGTTTTCATATTTTCAGATTCTCTAGCACCGCCTTTTTCATCTCGCCGGTGTTCAGCTTCATTAAAAGATTTTACAATATACTCTCTTAGATTGTCCTCATAAAATGATTTTAATGTAGTTAAGGTTTGCGAAAAAATAGCCGAAAGCGACTTTTTAAGACTTAACATTCGTTTTAAAACATCTTCTTTTGTTTCTACATTGCCGAAGAAAATATCGGCTTGTCCGCTTGCGCCCGGCTCCAGTGCTGCGTTCATACTTTGCATAAAATCGGCAAATTCTTTTTCCTTATTTTCAAGCTTTTTCGCAAGTTCTATAGCAACCGTATTCTTATCTTCAAACATAGAGCCCTGCGCTGCAAACTCCTCTACCGATTTGAACTTATCCTTATTGATATTTACCTGCATGACAATATCAACTGCCTCATTAAGTTCATCGGTAATGGAATAACCTCCCATACTTTTATTATTGATAAGAGGTGTTATAGCCCTTACCAGTTTCCGCCTTATATTCTTACAGCCTTCTCTGGTTAGACCTCTGATATTTTTTTCGTTTACAACCGAACCGATTAAAACGGTTTCTACAAACTCTTTACCGGCTCCTGTAATTACCCCTTCATTTTCATACTGAGGGCGTGTAAATTGGTTGATGATACCCGATTTTTCAAATGTATCGAATATACCGCTTACAGCCTTAGAATCGGCATACAATTCTCCCATTGTTTCAAAATCGCCGATAATCGCTGCGGCTTCTTTAACGGTATCAGCTTTGATTATTTTAGAAATTTTAACGGCTTGTTCAATCGGGTTCATAGTCTTTGTTTCACTTACATTAAATTGAGCAAATTGGTCTGTAGAATAGTCCCCGTCATTTTCTATCTCAAAAACAACCCTAGGATGCTTAAAACCTTCTAAATCTTTTTGAGTAAACCCGAACTTTTTAAATCTTTTTTTCAACGCTTCAATATAGGCTTTATCTGTACCTTTTTCGGCTGCCAATTTGCTGCTCATTGTACGGTTATTTCCTGAGACTACTACGCCGTCCTGAGTTACCACTACCGGAGTATCGAATGACAGAGCCCGCCCATCATAGTTTCCTGCAACATTAAGGACTGCAAGTTGGGCCGCCTTATCGTTTTCATAATCACGGTCATTGATAGTAGAGCCGTCCTTATTTTCGGGGAATCCTTCAGTTTTTCTAAAAGTCTTTTCGTCATGGCTTGCCGAAGGAGCCTCAGCTTCTACCAGTTTCCATGTCCCCGAAAGTGTTTTATCTCCTACATATATTTCATCTTGATCACCTTTTATATGTTTACCTCTATTGTAGTTATCCTTAATTTTTTCCAATCCCTTGCTTGACTTTTCTGATGATTGTGGTATACTTGTAGTAGGGGCAGTTGCGTTTCGGACGTTTGCGGGAAGTCTTTCATTGGCACCATGCGGCTGCCGTTTCTCTTTTTTTATTCTATAAGCTGTTTGTAATTCAAGCTCTTTGTTTTTTGCCCTATATTCTTCACACAAAATAATGCCGTTGACTTCTTGCTTTTTAAATATAATAATAGGGTTTCCCTGTGGATTTATTCCTCCCATTTCTATATCTGTTGTTGTTTCTATGATATTTTTCATATCATCTAAATCATTGGGGTTTAAATTATGTTGAGGTTTGCTGTAAGCATGTCTAACAGAATCGCTGTCAAGAATAACTCGGTTTACCAATAGCCCTGTTTTTTCCTTAATCCTATTTCGCGCTTCATCTGAAATTTCTCCAAGCGAAACACGCACATTTTCTTTTGAAGTTTTATGTTTTTCAATAAAATCATGCAGCTCTTTCTTGTTAAGTACTTGTAACTTGCCTTTTTTTCCATTAGGCGGTTCTCCGTCATCTCCGCCTCCGCCTGAACCTGCCAAATTCTTTTTTCGTTGCCGTTCTTGTTTTATGGCTTCCTTTTCCGTTTTCTTACGTTCTTTTTCTTCTCGCTTTTGCCACACAGGTTCTTTTTCCGTCCTTGTCTGGTCGATAAAATCACTTAGCTCTTTTACACAGGCTAAAGGAGCACCATTTTCATCGGAAAATCTATACTTATTTTCAAAAATAAGAGCCATTAGAGACTGAGCATCTTCACAAGAGTCCGCTTTCCTTTTAATCGCAGCAATAGACATTCTTGCCCCTCTGGTTTCGCTGTCATACTTAGGTCTCCACTTTCCCGGAGCAATTTTAATAAACTTTTTACCCTTCCACTCACGGATAGTACCGACAGGTAAACCCTTACCGCCTTTAAGCAGCAAGCCCGTAAGCTCACTAAAAGTCTTTTTAAGCTCGGCACCTTCTTTTTTTTCCAGCTCTTCTAAGTGCTTTAGGATTTTTGCCTTTATTGCGTTAAATATCAGCTTCCTATTTTCAGGCGTACTTTTTATCAGTAATGTCATTAAGTTATTTCTCCTTTTTTTAAGCCTTTCTGCAAGTTACCGGCAAATTACAGGCAAGTTAAATTACAGAAAAAAATTATTAAAAACCGGCTTCTTTTAACTCTTCAACCGATGAATATTTTTCCAATTGTTCACCTTTATCGGAAAATACAAAAACCACCGGAACCCACTCGACACCAAGCTTTTTAGCTCTTTCTTCAAATTGAGGATCGGTTTCATCAAAAAAGACCTTACTACAAGGTAAGTCTTCGCAATAGGCCTTTACAGGCGGGCAGTGCGGACAAGTTGTCATAGTATAAACTTCAATCCGTATTTTATCCATATCAAATTTCATACATACCTCCCATATTATTTTGCAAGTAAAATATACTTAACTCCTTTTTCAGGCTTAAACCTTAGGGCCTTTCTTATTGCCCCGGTACTTTTAACAACATCAAAAAGTTCCTTAAATGCCGTATTTATTCTTTCCCTTTCTTCTCCTTCAGGATAAGGGTAGGTATTTCCCAATACCAGGTCGTTGTAAAAATCGTTTGTAGTTGCAAAGGCTAAATAATCATTAACTCTTCCTTGTTCCCTGAGTTTATCATCAATATATGCAGAAAAAGCACGGGCAGCCATTTCATGCGGAGCAGCCCAGTATTCTTTACCTTTCTTACTATCAAGTTGTACTGCTGCAGCATAAAAATGGGACTTTCTTACGCCGCTATCAACCTCGGCAACCCCGCCATTTTCCTTACCGTCATAATAAGCAGCTGTAATTTTTATCCAGTTGGATTTATTTTTAATTATTTTTTTATCGGTACTCTCTCCGAACCGCTGATTGATAATTTCAGTAGCTTTTTCAAGAGAGCCTGCACTTTTTATTCTTTTTGCAAAATCCCCTTTTGGTTCTTCAAGATTGTATTGTGCAAGCCGGTAATCATCTGCAGAATAAAAAACATTGTGTATTACAGGCTCCTTTCCTTCCATCATAGTAGAAACCAGCTTATCAAAAGCAGTGTGCACTTTAAGCATATACTCTTCACCGCTTCCTTCCTCCGGCAACTTTATACCTTCTTTATCTAACTTTCGTTTAAGGACAAAAAGGCTAAGTTCTTTTGCCGATGGGCGTATAGTGCTGTTATTTTTGATTTCCATATATTCTTTAAGTAAATCTGCCTTTTTCTTACTCATATCTTTATAAGGATTTGTGAGAAACTTATTAACATTTCCGCCCTGCATAGCTTCACTTATAAGATTATCAAAGGCGTGAAACCATTCATGTGCTAAAGAGCCGCCGCCTTTCATTTTCGTAATATTTATAACTCGTTGAATCGGTTCATAATGAGCCTGAGCCGCTCCTTCTCCGCCTGTTCCCCTTGCACCGATAGCAATGGCAAGCCGTCCGTTGAGTGAAACAAGATTGTCGGGTATTCCTGTAACATCGCACAAATCGGCGAACGCCTCTGTCATTCGGTCAACATGCCATTTTGCGCTTTCAGGGTCTTTCAATACCCAGTTTCCCGACTGAACATCTCGCAGGTTGAAAAGTTCTTTAAGTTCCTGTGTACTCTTTGCCGTTACATTACGACCGCCTTTTCTGTTGAACTCTTTGGCAACGAGAAACTCAAAGTTTGATTTTCTTTCACGTCCTTTTCTTGATACTTCGATAGTATCTTTTTTGAGCCATTCCCAATCATCGTAGTTTCCGCGTCTTGCATCAGCCTTGTGCTGGTAGAAAGTCTTGTTACGGTATGAGTGCTGCGTTATTACCGCGAACTTATCTCCCAACTGATGCCATGTCTTGTAAAGCGGATTTTCAAGCATTGCCGCCTCTCCATGTATTTTCTCCCAAGTCTCAAGATTCTGTTCTGCGTCTAACAGTTCCTTTTCAAGAGGAAAATCAATGTACCTCCAGTGACCGTTTGGATAGACATATTTTCTTTCTTCACTGCTTCTTATATATCCGTTTTCTTCCTGAAATTTTCTGTGTGCGGCAAAAAGTTCATTATGTTTTGCAAACTCCTCTTTTTTTACCTGCTCCTGAAATTCCCTAAACTTAGTCTTTTCAACCGTATTAAGTTTATCAAGTTCCTTGTCGCCCCACCATTTCTGATTCCACCTGATAACCTTTTTGTCAGCAAGGTACTTTCTTATTCTCTCGTCAACTCGGCTTCTTGCAGCGTATTCTTCAAGGTCACAAGCCTTAAAAAGTTTACGGTCTTTATCTCTGAGTTCTTCTACTTTTTGCCTGAGTTCAGAAATTTTTTTCGCTTTTTCCTTGTATTCGTCCGTATCTCTTACGCTATGGAAACGCCCTGCCATTTCCTCGCCGATCTCTATAAGCGTACTCTCGACATCTTGAACGGTCTTAACTCTTTCAAGCCTGTCTCGCAAGCCATTCACGCCGATTACATACGCCCTTCGTGCTTCCGGCGAATCTTCCGCAGGTTCCTTTCCAATCATCGAATAAACTCTGTCAATCAGGAATGCAGCCCCTCCGGTCATTCCTCCGGCTTTTAGTGAGTCCCAATCAACGGATCCAAAAATATTTGATTTTGCAATAAGTTGTTTTGCAAGACGAGGGTTTTCTTCAAGTCCTTCCCAATCAATATTCCATTCCATAACTTGATGTTTTTCTTTGGCCATTCGTTTTATATAACTATGAGCAAGCTCTTTTCTGCTGCCCGCAATATAGCCGGTATCTTTATAGCGGTATTCTTCACTTGTTGGATCCCATGTCGAGTCTTTAATGGTACTTTCTCTCTCAAAAAGCTCTGTTTGAGGAAGCCCTGCCGATTTGCGTTTTTCATTTTGAACTTTCCGTTTTTTTTCTGCTTCAGCAAAATCTTTTTTAGCATTTTGATTACCTTTCATTGCTTCAGAAAGACTATTGTTTTTTTCCTCTGATTGTGGTATAATTGTAGTAGAGGTTTCAGGGAGAGTCTCCCCTGTGTAATCTTTGTTAGAGCGTGTGGTCTTAGCATTCCCTTCTTTTTCAAAGCCTGTAATAATCCATGTTTTCTTTTTCCCACCCCATTGTTGGCGCAGTCCTACATGAAAGTTATTGCTTTCAATAGCAATACGTTCAGGGTTATTCTTAGGGTGGATAACATCTCCCATCTTTATTACTTCACCGATTTTATTTACGGCATCCATACCGTGTTTATCTATGATATGCGCAAGCCCGTAACCTTCATGTTTTTCTTTATCGGTAATCTTGCCCCAAACAACATCAATGTCGCCGATTTCTGGACGGTTAAAAGCACCCCGTACCTGTCCGCCTTTTTGCTGCACAATAAAGTCTACAGCTTCTTGTCCCTTACCCCTGTATTCGGGATAATCTTTTTCGGGGTAACCGCCATAAGACCGGGCATTTTCTGTTTCAATCTCCTTCTTGTTGTATATACTCCAAACCTTATACATGAGGGTTCGATTAACGACAATCTTATCACCCTTATCATTCCCGGCAGTACTTTCCTTCTTATTCGTATCGCCTGTTTTTGCCGTTTGTATAGTCTTTGTCTTTTTGGTATTAACGGCTTTTTTGTATTGTTCTCTCTTTTCGTTTTTAGAAAAAAGATTATCCCATTTTAATTTATTTGTAAGATATTCAAGAACATGCGCGGAATAAGTTTGTTTATCAACTCCATATTCTTTTTCAATATTATTTTCTTCAAATTCTTTATTGATTCTTTCTTTCGAGATATTAAAAACTTGTTGTAAAAACTGTAAAGGCTTTTTAAAAGTTTCGGTATAAATATACCAATAACCTTTACCGCTTTTTTTAGGTATTTTCCTTAAATATTTATGGCCGATAGCTTTTTGTATAAAAAACTCATCGGCACTATCAGCTTGTAAAAACCCGTTGATGGATTTTAACATCCTAAATCCGGCTTCCTTATTTACAGTTATTTGCATAATATTCCTCCATAAATCATAAACTACGCCAAGAACCTTCAAGAAAAACGGCACAATCAAATTCGTAATCGTCTTTCTCTGAAAGTTCACCAATAGCCCCATATTCTTCCATTACCCCCATACACCGCCTTAATACATCACAGCGTTTGCGGTAACAGTCTATTTTTTCAGTTTCAAATACAAAATCAATTTCTTCTTTTGAAGAACAGTCATTTAACTTTTTTAACATTTCTTTAGTGTAATCATCATGTTCAGATTTCTTTAAGCCTAATTTTTCATAAAGATGTACAAGTTTCCAAGTACCGCCCAAAAAATGTTCAATTGTCATTTGATAAATACCGTCTTCAGATATGGAGGAAAAAGAAGAAAAAAACAAAGCAGGTGCATACATAGCCCATACTAAAAGCCTTTGTTTTTCAGCTATTTCCGTTATATCAAACCGACAAAAAACATTTTCTATATCTTCTTTTGTCTTACATTCTCGTAAGACCGATATTAGGATTTTATTTATTTTCATAATAACACCTATAAAAATTTTAGTTTCATTTTTAAAATAAAAAATACAATGCTTCCTAAAATCAAAAAGCCCAATATGCAAGAAACAATAACAAGGCTTAGCTTTAATCTGTACTCTTGCTTTTCTAATTCTTCAATCTGTTTTGTTTTTAATTCCAGTTTCATCCTTACCCCGTCTTCGTATTCTACGTAAGATTGCCTTAAATTCTTCAAGGTCTCCTGCTCCGTCTGTAATTGACTTTTCAAGGCTTCCGACTTCGTCAATACTTCGGTCAATCTCGTTTTTAAGCTCTGTACTTGTAACTGCTGATTGCGTCTGTTCGTCTCCCAGCTTTCCGAGATTTTCTCTAACCTCGTAAGCTCCGTTTCCGTGATCATATATTCCGCCTCTTGTGCAGCAGCCGGAAAAAAGCAAACCACAAACAAACATAAAAATAAAAAACTTCTTTTCATTCATTTACCGCTCCTCTTTCTCAAAAATCCTAAAGCGTTATAATATTTACGCTCTGTTATATATGCTCCCGTTTGAGCAAAACCGTCTTGCTCAAAAATTGTCATCGATAATTTGTCAGCCGATAAAACAATAGCGACATGTCCGAATTTATTTTTTGCGGTCGGCTTGAAAATAACAATATCGCCTTCAATAGGTGTTTGTTTACCGGCTTCTATCTTTTCAAAATACTTTTTTTCCATAGGCATCGCTTCATATTTTGTGTAAAGCTCAGCAGCTCCGATAACTCCGCCGGTGTGCGGTATGTTTAAAACATCCTTACAGTACTGTCTAAAAAGGTCAACGCATTGTGCTCCATACCGCCCGTCATAGTCCACCTTTTTAGCGTTGTATTTTTTTACGAATTCGTCTAGTGTCATTTTTTTTATTCTCCTTTAATGCAGGTTTTTTAAATACTTTTCGTTTTTCTTAATTGGAAAATCGATACAAAGTATTTTATATTCCGGCAAAATAAATTTCTCTTTTTCATTTTCATACATTTCGATTTTTTCTTTAATTCTTGTACTCATCACCTCTATCATAGAGTCCGCCCAAGAGTTTACCAGCTTTTCAAGCTCCGGTCTTATTTCTCGCCATGCTGGGTAATTTTCAGTCCCGCAAGGGAGACGGGGTATCTTTAAAAGAAAAGCCTTGTAGTCTATTTCAATGTTGTAGAGAATGTCTTGTATGTAGCCGTGCCGCTCTTTACTTGTTAATTTTTCTTTTAGGTTGTTATAATCGACACGTTCCAGCAATTCATCTTTGATGATTTCGGCTGCCGTAAGGGCAGGCAGCTCGCATTTAATGTTGGCTTTAAATAAGTTTTTTATGGGCTCATAAAGGCGGCGGATTACCCGCCGTTCATCGGCTTTTAGCTTTTCGTCAATCTCTCCGGATTTTCTAAAAAGAGCCTTTCGTAGCTCCTCATCTTCCATACGCTTTTTGTTTTGCTCGTCAATTTCAGCTTTAAAGCTATCGAGTTTTTTATCAACTTTGCCTAGTGCGATTTTTTTATCGCCCCAGCCTAAAACCGCCCCTTTGCGGATTACGGCTATTAAAGCAATAAATATTAAAATGGCTATCAGAGCGATAACGCCCCAGCCGATAACCGGTATTTTGTCTAAGTTCTCCATAAAACAACCTCCAAAAACTTTTGCGGCATAAAAAAAGGCTGTAATACTACTCATCAGGGCAAACCTCGCCCGTCCAAACCTTATAAGGACACAATTTCTCTTAAAAAGGTTTAAAGAATAATATTACAGCCTTCTTTTCAAAGCGCCGCTAAATAATCTATCCAAAAAGGATAATTTAAAAGAACATTGGGATTTTAAAATCCTAATCGTATTCTAATATAAAGACAGCAAAAAATCAAGTATTATCTTGATAGTTAAGATAAATTATTTAACTACTTTGATAACTCTTTATATATCTCTCTGATTCTTTCATTATAGCCCTTCGTTCCGTCATGCGGATTTTCAATACCTCTTGCTTTATATTCTTCTTGGGCCTTTATTACCGCTTCATTCCATTCTTTTTCCTTGCCGTTTAATTGGGCCGTTTGAGCGTTGAGCTCTTCACTTCCCCAACGCTCCCAAAAGCCTCGACAATGAGGATGCAAGGCCCCTACTACCAAGGTATTACTTTTACTATCCGGTGCTTTTCCCTCCCAAATAGCGACACTTGCAAAATCGTCTTTGATTTTATCATCTTCTAAAGGTTTATCAGACCATAGAGCTATAACTCCGTCCAGTTTCTTACATTTATCGCAAGCATTTACCATTTCATAACGCTTAAAATAAACCTTTTCACCTTGGGCCGCTGAATAAACCTCCTCTAAAACGCTTGCAAGGTTCGAGGTATTCACCGTTTCCGTATCGGCAATCCGTTTCCAACTCCTATTTAAAGAGCCGAATTTATTAAAAAGGTCTTGAGATACTTGCGCTTTAGACTTCCTTTCGGAGATTCCGTCAAGTAATACTTCTTTTATGCTGTTGCGTATATCGTCATTTACCCGCGTTATAAGCTGTGCTGCCTTATCTTCACATACCTGATAGCGGGCCTTTTCTTTTAGACTTAAAGGCTTGCCTAAAACCGTACTTAAGTTTTTGTATTCTTCCCGTATCCATTCAAAACTCTTACCCTTGTATTTAAGATTATCCAGCGTATGAATTTTTAGCTGTTCGGTCGTTTGAAAAGAAGCTAACCGTTTTAAGAGTTTTGAAACAGCCACAGAATCAAGTGTTATTCTTTTAGCAGCATCCTTTGTATTGAGATTGAGAACATCTTCAATAGCCTTAACAAGTCTATCAAAATCTTTTCTGCGGATCGGCTCTCCGGTTTCAGGATTATAGACAATTGAACCCTTATATTTGAGCTTAAACTTCCCGAACAATTTTTTTATAGTTTGTGCTATTTTTGATATAAGCGATTTTTGCATTGTCTCAATTGATACCGCAGGAAGCTCTAAAACTTCCGTAAGGCTGATATAAAGCTCATTGAGTATATTGCTATAAAAAGAAGCCCAATAATCCGATAGTTCTTGTTTTATCGGATATAGGTGCTTTTCTCCTGTCTTTTCCGGCTCCAAAATACCGATAGGGGTATTAAGCTGTTTTGCGGCAGCTTTTAATGCTTTAGTAAATTTTTCATACTTATTGGCTTCAGTGATATTTTGTATATCCAAAATAATATCGGGATATGACTTGTTTTTTTGTGTTGATTGTGGTAAAATAGTATTGGTTGTATGATAAGCCGCTGTATTTGCTTGAATACTTCGGAGCATACAGGTATCCTGCCGAGAAAGGGATACAGGAAGCCCTGATTTTTTCAGGGCTTTTTTTATTACCGATATATATTTTTTTGCATCAGGCTTATATTTTGAAACAATTACACTGATTGTTCTTTCTTTTCCGTCTATCATTGCTCTACCGACTACTTCGTAATATATGAGTTGCTTATTCTCATCAACACGCACCATAGTCCCTATCCCTTTATTTTTACCCTCCAGTATTTCTTTAGCAAATGGTAGAATTCTTACACGTTCCATTAGTTCTTTTATTGTTCGTACAATACCACCGCCTTTAATACCCAAGTGATTTAAACTGATACTATTAAATCCAATTTTTGTATAATTTAATGCCGGACACTTACGCTTTTCAGGATTACGCTGCCAATCATTTTTCCAATCAGTGATAAATTGCTTTGCTATTTGTCTTGCATTTTTTTCATTAACCCTAAGAGGCTCAGATGTACATAATTCAACCTTAGCCCGTGCATTTTTCAAGTCATCTTCATACGTATAGTACCACTTTCCATTCTTGAATTCCTTTTTAAGGTACTTATGCAGTTTTGCTTTTTCCATCATAACACCGTTTAATTCAAGCGGTATATCGAGCATATAGGCAAGTACAAGGGCTGCCGCTGTGAGTTTTTCTTTTTTGTTTTCTTCGGTTATGTTTGTAATTTTAAGTTCCATAGTTCACACCTTATTTTCATAAATATACTGCATTTTACAACCCCACCCAATAATACCTATCTTCAATGTGCATATCGTATGCTATAGGCTCGTCTATGGCAACCATTAAAGCCTGTTGCATACTATGATGGCTGATTTTAAGTGTTTTTCTAATTTCATCGCCGGTAAGTCCTGCAGGATGAGCCTTTAAAAGATTTACAATCCTCTTTGCATTTTCATTTGTTATATCTTTACTCTTTCTGCCTCTAGGTAAGTTCTTTTTCATATTAAACCTCCTTATGCCGATTGAGCTTGTTTGTATTTGTTTATAAAAAACCGCTTACCTTCAACAGTAATCAGTGTTTGTGTGCCGGTTTTTTCTCCCTGCTGCCATTCTTTAACCTCAAAATATCCCTTTTGGAGGTATTCGGAATAAGGGCATAGTTGATTGTGTTTATCCCTATATAAAAACCCGTCAAGCTGTAACATTTTGATAAATTGCCTTTCCGGTATTTTTAGCTCTTTTGCAGTATTGCGGATATTGGTAGAGTTACCTCGATTTATAAGGGTGTCAAAGTATTCTACCTTCGGTTTCTGCTGCTCGATTGTTTTTTCTGCCAAATATAACTTCTCATTTAATGAATTGATTGTTTTATTTGATACTTGTAAGGCTCTAGCCATAATCATTTCGGGCGTATTCCATGCCTGCTCGACTTTAATTAGGTATTGTCGGATTTCACGGCCTTTGTCGTTATTTTCAACCATAGTCAATTCTTTGGCCATTGAAAGAGACAAAAGATAGTCTATCATAATTTGAGGACGTGATTTTGCGTTCGCCAAATTTGGCGAGCTCAAATTTTCTGTTTTTTGATAATCTTTGCCCTCTATAAAACCGTATTTTTCAATTCTGTCTTTTATCCAGTTTGAAAAATCACGCCCGACTTCAAGAGATTTATGTAAATCTCTAGCATTAACACACTGATTATCATTCGCTATGACAATCTGCAAAAAATTCCCTGTAATTTTAGATGTAGATAAATCTTGTTTCATAATATTTACTCCTTTTTTTAAATTCCTCATTACCCATTAAGCATTAGAATCACCTATATCACAATTTTTACGGCCTGATTTATCGATTTTGAAAGAGAATCCCATTCAGATTTTCCGCCTGTATTTTTCTCTTTATTCTTGCCGACATCAAGTTTATCGTCATCTTTATCTTCCGGCTCTTGACCTTCTTCAAGGTCATTTTCTTCATCCTGATTTTCATCAAAGGCATTATCATCAGCTCCTTCATCCTCATCTACCATACCGCTGCTTGCTCCCTCGCTTTGGAAAATTTGTACAACCTGCTGATTAAGCGGTACACTCGACCATTTTTCATTAAACGGCTTTAACCCCTTTTCACTCCTCTTTTCATCTATCGTTTTATAGGTTTCTATTTCGTTTTTATCAATATCGAGGGTAAGACGGGGGTCGCTTCGCTCATAGCCGACAAATTCAAATACATAATCAGGATTTTTATATGATAGAATACGGTTAAAATGCTTTTGTAAAAAACTCAGCATATCACCTAATACGAGACTTTTACTTGATTCTATTTTAGGAGTAGAATCGCTTCCAATAAGCGGGGCCGATTTTTGCGAGTGCAGTCCTAAATCTTCCATGCTGAACCCAAAAAGACCGACAATACCTGAAAGCTGTAAATCATACCATGCTTGGAATTCCATTTCCTTATTTGTTCCTTGCAAATTTACCCACTCAAAACGCCTGCCGTCTCCGCCTGAATTTTTACCCGCAGGAATAATAGGAACCCTCCATTGAGAACTAGGAGGCCCCGACATAAGATTAACAATGTAATCTTCAATGTCTTCTACCTCATCTGTGTCGGCATCTCCGTTAAGCAATAGAATGCCACGGGGCAGCCTATTCTCGATAAAAAAGCCTGCATTAAACATAAATGTATTGATAGAAGATGTGATGAGGTCTATAGCCTGCTCAACGACCGAATAACCGTAACCGGCTCGCTCTAAGTCCGTCCGTGGATTCATACAGTCAAAAATAAAATCTTCCCGTCCATAATAAGCGTAGGGAATATTATTAACTACCTGTACATACTTAATGCCTGTTTGTTCTTCACTATAGGGGAGAGCAACTTCAATCGTTGCCGGATCAACCGCCCAAAAGGCACACAATTCTCCGTTTCTTTTATACTGTAATTCTGATGAAAGCTGATCCAACTGACAAATATCTCTTACAATTTTTGAAACATATTTATCTAAGTCATCTTCACGTGAATCGTCTTCAATATCTCCGGTATTGAGGATAAAATTTTCTAAACTCTCAGCAGTCTTTACTTCTGCAGCCGTCATCCCGTTTTTACGCTTGATCGAATCTTTCGCAACAATCCTAAAACCGCGTTTGTTTTCTTCGGTTGAAGGCTTTAAAAAAGGGCGTATCTTTTTTATCAGATTACTTATACACAGATTAAGCACCCACGCTTTTTCAGAAACACGGCGTAAAATCCTATAGGAGATTAACTTTCCGTAATAGGGAGAAATAGTATGCACAGCTCCCCATGCGTGGGTATCTAAAAGAAGCGGGTTATAAAAAAGAGACTGTAAACCCTTTTGCCTACTCATAGACTCATAGCTATTTCCGTAAGCGGTCGCAAAATTATTATGTTTCATTGTTTGCACTCTCTTTCTTATCATCTTTTCAATATTGATATCCTCCTCCTTAATTTGAGTATTCCTCCCTTGTGCAGGAACTAGAGCTTTTGTCATATTGTTTTGCTCAAAATCAAAAACACCTTGAAGCCGAGCCTCTTTCAAGACCTCCTCTACAGTTACCGTATTAAGTCTATTTTTAGCTATCTTTCTCATATAAGCCTCCATGATATTTATTCGAGGTAAAAATACCTCATTAAGTTTATTTAAAGTTTTTTGTAATTCATTATTTATGCTTGACTTTTCTGATGATTGTGATATAATAATATTGTCAGAATCGCCTGAAGAATGTGCAGAGGGGTACTGTTTAGTATGCGGAGTCCGCACCTCCGACGATTCATCTTCTAAGCTGCTTTCGGTTTTTGACCAAAGCAGCTTTTTATTTTTAACATACGATTCTCGAGTAATCATACCCGTTTTGACATCATAAAAATCCTCATTGATATGTTCTAATTGTATAAATATGGAGGCTCCGGCTCTATCTTTTTTATATAAAATAAGTGAATTACCTGCTCTTTGATAAATGGCTGAAAAATTTCCGGCAATGTCTTCTACAAAATCTCTAACATTCAGATATCCATTATCTTTCAGTTGCTTCATTCTCCCTGAACGTGCAATATGTTCTTGTCCGTAATTACCCTTTTCTCCGACTACTTCTTTTCCAATACGAAGCCTAATTTTACCGGCTTGCCGTTTTATCTGTTTTGCAATATCAGGCGATATTTCCCCAAAATCTTTACTACCTGTACGAGTTAAAACATAATCTCTGTCATATTTTATTTCTCCGATATTTACATCTTTTTCTTTATCGATAAACCTCCCTTTTTCATCTCTTGGGTGTTCAGCCTCTGTAAATGCCTTGTAAAAAAATCCTGCTTTCACGAACGCCCCCCTTGCTTTTTATCCCAATCTCTCATAAGTTGAGCGTAAGTTTTGCCTTTTTTTCTTACAGCAGGTTCATCGTCTTTATTAACATGTTCGATTATTCCCTTTTTTGCGGATTCTTTTTTCTTTTTTAATTGTTGATAAAAGCCCTCTTTTTCGGTACGCTTTCCCGTTACGGCATAATTTGCTAAGGCCCAAGCCCAAAAACTATCGGCATGACCTTCTTCATCTCTGGAAGAATCATAGCGGAATGAACCGCCCGATGTAGGCTCCCGTTTTATCGAGTGGATTTGCCTATGAAATTTTGAATCATTTTGTAAGAGAAACTCTCTTTTTTCTAATCCGTCCCGTACACCGATTGCCAATTCTTCTTTTGAAGCCGAATTAAAAAGTATACCCTCTATTCTTGCCGTACCGAATTCGTTTTGCAGTGTTTCGGTCGTATCTTCTCCCTGTCCTGTCCTATCTACGCAAACACGGACTACAGGTAATTGCCGTAAAATTTTACGGAGTTGTTCCCGTTGATATTCAAAGCTCTTGTTCCGCATTTCAATTTCAGCAACGGAAGCCTTTTTACCGTTATCCAATACCCCTATTACAAAAATTACAGCAGCATCACGCTTTCGGGCAACATCATAGCCTGCAAAAAGACGGCCGTGTTTTTCGGGATTGTACCCAAGTAAGAGAGAATCGGTATCATGAAACACTTTTATTTCTATGTCTTCCTCTTCCTCAACATCCTTATCATTTTCTATATCGCCGCCTATCAAAGCTGTCTTTCTGTCTTCTTCTCTCATTCCCGGAGTGTTGGCATAGATTAAATCAAGGGTTATAAAACTCAAAGCAGAATCTACAAAGGTACATTCAAATTCCTGCTGAAAATCTTCCAATAGCATAGAATCAAAAAGATTTAAAATAATTTCTTCTCCGTACTTTTTTACTCGCTCCTCGGTTGTCATCTCGGGAGCTTTAATAACTGCTTCAGCCACATTCTTGCAAATGGCACCGGTAAACCACCAAGGAATAGTATAGCGGTTGAATGTCTTGTACTTATCTTTTTTTGTAAAGATGTCGTAATACATACCGATTTTGCCTAGCGGGGTGCTGCCGATTTCAACACAACCGCCCCTAGCTGTTACCGGCAATCCTGCAGTATAGATAGTACGGGCTTTATTTTCAGGATAGATACCCATTTCATCAAAGACTATATCGCCGCCCCTTCCACGAGGGGGCCTACAAGCAATAGATATAAGGCGGCTTACTGTTTTACCGCCGTAATCTAAAAATTCCATAGATGTTTTGGTCGCTGAGATACATTTTTTGCGCACTTTTTTGGGCAATGATTCATAAAACTCTTTTACATAGTTGATTTTTTCTTTTGCGTCATCTTCGTTATAACTTACGAACTGTCTAACATACTTAATACGCCCCTTATCCATAGCTTTAACCAAGCCTTTCATAGCGGTAATAAATGAAAAACCCGTCCGCCTCGATTTTAAAATAATCGCCTGCCGTTTTGTGTCCATCAAAAAATCTTCCTGCCAAAAATCTAAATCCAAAGATTTTTGATCTACTTTGATAAAGGCATCGGCATAGTTGAGGCGTTCTTCTTTTGTAAAAAGCTCAGGGCGTTTTTTCATATCTTTATATTACCTCCCGGCTCCTTTTCCAAGTATTTACTTAATTCGCTAATATAGTTTTTTTCTTCCCTTTTACCGCTTTGTATCAAATAATTTTCAAGCCATAATATGGATTTACTTATGTTATTGTTGCGGGCTTTTTTTAAATTTTGCATATTGCTTAAACTATTGACAGACTTATTAAAACAAGGTATACTTTTGCTAAAGCCATCCAATAAAAGGGCATCACGCTTATTTTGAGCCGGGTGCAGAATCCTTGAGGATGGCTGAGAGCTGCGCAATAAAGGGGTGTCTGGAGATTCGTCAAAGGGCACCGCATCCTGAGCGCGGCTCTTATATTTTTCCAGCTTTATCATTTCTAAATAGTGATGGTAATACTTATTTTGATTACCGGTTGTCTCTCTTACAGTAATATGTGCTATATATGGTATACTATTGATAGTGATTTTTGAATCAAAATAGCGGATGCCTGTAACATCATTTCTCTGCTTTCTATCCGGAGCTTTTCCTCTTACTGATACTGCATTTTCAAGCATAATATCCAGTTTTTTCATAGATATTGTCTGTGCTCTTGTTTTAGTAACACTAGCCCATTTATCTAAGCCATCTCGTGAAACCAGAATTTCAATGTTAGTATCTTTATTCCGATATTTCTTTCCTTGAAAATGTTCACGGGCATAATTAAAGATAGTTACTTTCAATTCTTTATCTGATAATTTTTGCTCCTCTGGTGTTTCAATAATACATGTTTCCTTATTACTAAACCTGCCTTTCTCATCTCGTCGATGTTCAGCTTCATTAAAACTTTTTAACATTAAATTACATTGCAAATTTAATAAGATAAGCTTTATATTCATTTTATGTAAATTTTGTACTATTTTTTTATAGCGTTTTATATCACACCTTATAAGCTCATTATAATTCATTTACTGCTTCCCTCCCCCCTGAAAAAAGCCCTAAAATATCGGCTAATATCGGCCTGAAAAGCTATAACAAGTCTAAAAATGTATGTTTTTTTATACAGTGCCATAATTACAGTTCCTCCGAACCTTCGCTTGCAGTATCAAGAAAATCAACATTTTTCCTAATTGCATCCTTTTTCTTGCGGGTAGTCGTTGCCCTTACCCTTAACCCTTCTTTTAAAACTTCAGCAGTAAATTCAATATTATCTTCTTCGCTCTCTTCTTCTACTCCGGTTATTGCTTTGTGTATGGCAAGAATATCGTTCATAGCCTTATCCCTATTGGCAAATACATAAGCCCTTTTACCCTTATTTCCTTTGTAGTCTATGCCGTCAATAGCCATACGCTGATTAAGTGTTAAATCGTTTAAATCTTTTAATTCTTCAGTTATTACGGTATAAGGTTCTCCCGATTTTGTGTAAAAAGTACGTTCCTTTTTTTCTACATAATCGCCGATGTCGTAATGAGCCCTCGTTTTTTTTAGCTCAAGTATTTTACGGAATTCTTCTTCAAGGTTTATTTTTAAAGTAGAGTCAAGGACATGCTTTACTGCTTTCGCTACTGTTGTTTTAGTGCGGAGGCGGTATCCTTCACGGGTGTAGTCCTTGTAGCCGGCTTTTTGGGCCGCTCTCGACTGAACCTGAAAGGCATCTGTGCCAGGATAGGTATACCAAAACACAAACCTCTTTTCTTTTTCGGTGAGCTTTACATCTCCTATATCGAGACTGTCAGTATCAAGAACGCCCGATAAATCTTGAGCTTCCTTTTCTTTTTTTGAAGCCCGTTTTTTGGGAGGAGATTTTTGAGTATTTTCTAAGGAGTCTTGTGTCTTCTTCACTCTTTATTAGCCTCCTCATTGCCGATTGAGTCTTTTTTGCAAGAATGGATTTCATAACCTTTAACAATCCGCCCTCGATCCGTTACAAGGAATTTTTCTTCAACATTGACTTTTATTATGTTGTCTTTTGAGACGATATATTTTACGGGGGCTTTACAGTCAAGGCAGTATGTCATTTAATACCCCCCGTTATCAAAAAAGGTTTTGTTTGGCTTTGAATGATTTCTTCTTTTGTGTGGCGGGATATTTTTTTTGCAAATTCAAGGTGTCCGTTTTGAAAATAAAACCGTACTTCACCATAGAATTTTTGTTCACACAGAGAGTCTAAAAATGAGTGGATTTCTTGTTCACATTTATTTTTTTTATTTTGCCCCTGCTTTAATGCCTTTATCATATTACCGCTCCTTGAAGTTAATCAATCGACCGATAATCAAAAGAACTAATGCTAGGGGCGTTCTTTTAGATTAAAAGTTTTTGAGAAAATTATTTACGGTAGTTATAATATCATAAATTCGATATTTTTGCAAGATAGTATGGTTCTATGTATTCAAATTATTTTATCTCATTTTTACAACTTTTTTATACGCTTCCATTTTCTTATTTGTCCAGACAACAATGTCTTTAATGACCAGCTTTTGTACCGCAATCATGAAGCGTTCCATAAAAGTGTAGTCTGGTTCGTTGTTTTTTACGGGGAGAAAAATAGTATCGGATAGTATTTTTGCATGACTCACACTGTTATTCCAAGTATATTTGTGTCGCAGGTTTTTATAAATGCATGTGACTAAAGATAATTGATTTAGCTCTGTTGTCTCTGCATTCTTTAGGTACAATGCCAAATTATGACTGTCATTTGAGTAGAAGTTGTTTTGTTGATATGTAACAACAAAGGTTTTGCCTCCGATAAAGATACAGTTTCCTGTTTCAAGAAAGTTCTCATCGTAATCAATATATGAGTTTACGGCATTATTTGCAGCACTTGCACAAAGATACGGTGTCGCACCGCTATCTGTAACTATTTCGGTTGATAAAATATTATGTGTGTTCTTTATTTCAAATAAATCTTTAAGCCGAAATTTCCGCCAATACCTGCCTTGTATTACGCCGCTTCCCTTATTATTATTTTTCGGGGGGGGGGG